ATGCCCCCACTGACCGATCTCGCAATACGCCGCGCAAAACCTGCCGCGAAGACCCAACGCCTGTATGACAGCGACGGGTTGTATCTGGAGCTGTCGCCGAAGGGCGGTCGCTGGTTTCGCCTGAAGTATCGATTCGGCGGCAAGGAAAAGCGTCTGGCCATCGGCGTCTACCCAGACGTGCCGCTGGCCCTGGCCAGGCAGCGCCGGGACGACGCGCGCCAGCTGCTGGCTCAGGGTATCGACCCAGGCGAGCACCGGAAAGCAGCAACGGCTGCGCGTGCAGTCCTCGGCGCCAACACTTTCGAGGTGATCGCCAACGAGTGGCTGGAGAAGCGCAACTGGGTGGATGGGTACCGCGTGAAGGTCGTCGGATGGTTCACGAAGGACGTGTTGCCCTACATCGGCGCGCGGCCGGCAGCGGAACTGGAAGCGCCCGAATTCCTGGCCGTGGCCAGACGCATCGAGAAGCGCGGCGCCTTTGAGTCGGCGCATCGGATCATGCAGAACTGCGGCCAGGTCATGCGATACGCCATTGCCACCGGGCGTGCCAGCCGCAACCCAGTGGCGGATCTGCGCGGCGCGCTGAAGCCAACGCCCGAACGCCACCTGCCTGCTGTGACGGATCCGGACGAGCTGGGGCCGCTCCTGCGCGCCATGGACGGCTACAAGGGCAGCCAAGTCACGCGCTGCGCTCTCGTGCTGGCGCCACTGCTGTTCGTTCGGCCGGGCGAGCTGCGGCAGGCCGAGTGGTCAGAATTCGACATCAAGGCCGCCCGGTGGAACATCCCCGCCGACAAGATGAAGATGCGTCAGCCCCATGTCGTCCCGCTCTCGCGCCAGTCACTGGCAGTGCTGGCCGATCTGCAGCAGCTTACCGGCACCGGCCGCTACCTCTTCCCCAGCACCAGGACGAAGCTGCGACCAATGTCAGACAACGCGGTGAACGCGGCATTGCGCCGCATGGGATACGAGGTGGGCACGGTAACCGGCCACGGCTTCCGTGCCACGGCGCGCACGATACTGGACGAGGTGCTGGGATTCCGGCCGGACATCATTGAGCACCAGCTGGCGCATGCAGTGAAGGATCCCAACGGTCGGGCTTACAACCGCACCACCCATTTAGCCGAGCGGATGCGCATGATGCAGCGATGGGCGGATTATCTGGAAGAGCTACGCGGGAGCGGTGCAGGGCGCAACGTTTAGCAGATATCCTGGCCGGACCTGCAGTTGGTGGCCTGGTCGCCTCAAGCTAGCGAATTTAAAAATGCAGAGAGGTCAACGTTATTTTGTGGCCACACCGTTCTTGCCACAAAGAGCCCATAGACCTTCTCTACTCCGGGGAGGCTTGAGACGATCTGTTGAGCAGCTTTGAACGACGCACCTTTTGTAAACACATCATCGACAACAATGATTGTTGATCGAAGGGGCTTCACGAGGCTCAACTGATTTACCGTCATCGAACCAACTAGTTCGGCTATCGTGGCCCTTGATCCAGACGCGTGCTGTGCAGGCCTAGCAGCAGTAGTTACCAATAGCTCGCGCCCGTCAAAGCCTAGGCCAACACGCTGCCCAAAAGCGTTGACGACCCGTAGCATACGATCATCGTAATCCTCATGCCCTGGCGGCTTGGAACATGGCATAGGGACCACGGTGCACGCCGTCCGAAGCGCCTCTAAATTTAACCCACAGGTGGCGATCTGAAACGCCGCGGTATTAATAGCCTGGCTCTTATATGATGCACGCTGTGGCTTACGACGCAAATCCGCTTTGAGATTCGATATCAATTGATTAGTCGGACTCGCATCCCACTTGGCATGGGCGATGTACTCTCCTACGAAGTAGCACTTGTCCTCCGCATTAAGACAGTACCCATCCTTGATCTCATTCAGTCTGTGCTGAGACATTAGTAGGAGCCTTCCCTAGCTGATCGAGGATATCGCTTACCGACTTGACGCGAATCGCACCCTGCCGCTCATACTTAGCAGGCCAAGTGATGTCGCTCCTTCTAAAACATGACTCGAGAATAAAAAGTTTTCGCCCTTGATTGAGGGCCGCCCTAGCTTGCACGAGCGTTCCTGACGTCTCGCCGGCTTCCACAATCACGGTCGCGAGCGTAAGCGCTGACATTGTCACATTGCGAGCAGGAAAAAAAAGGCGATTAGCCTTGTAGTGCTGGTTTTTGTAGCGAAGAAACGGAACTTGCGAAATCAGAAGGTGTTCCTCCGCAATCTTCTCCTGAAGATCAGCATTTTCCTTTGGGTAGGCTTCGAAGAGTGGAGTACCAATTACGCCAATCGTCCGCCCATTCGCTTCTAATGCAGCAGTGTGAGCGGCACGGTCAATACCCTTCGCCAAACCAGAAACAACAGTGTAACCATCACGCACTAGTGCTTTGCTAATCCTTCCTGCATTGGCGAGCCCCTCATCGGATGGATCGCGGGTACCCACAATCGCGACACTGGGCGAGGCCGCCAAAGACCAGTCTCCGCGGAAGTAGAAGACCTCTAACGGATGGTCAGCCTCGCGGAGCCTGTCCGGATAGTCAGTCGTCCCGTGGACACGCACGCCAACCTCGGAGACGCGACTGCCAAGGCGCTCAATCAGGAGTTGCTGGACCCGCTGATACTCAGCCTTCGGCACGAGCTCCGAAGGGAGTGCGTCAGGATTTTCCTTGAACAACTCCGCGATCGATGCGAACCAGGCGCTCTGGCCTAGCCACAAGGACTCGTAAGCAGCCATTTCAACGCGGGGATCGACGGGCGCTACGCTGAATAGGTCGTGATTGTTATCGGGAATGGTGTCAGAGGTGATGAACATGGAAGTCGCCCGGGCGAAACACGGCCAGTCTACGGAACCGGGTCGCATAGAGTAAGACCCCGCGAGCAAATCGATGGCAACCGATCAACATCTATCTTTTTGATTTCCCTGAGAACGACAACATCCCACCCCGACCGATTCCTGACCATGCGACGCTGGACCCCAGTTTTGTCAGTCGACATGGCTTCGATAGGAGCTGGCAGCCAGAAGCCGGATCCAAGCTGCGAGCTGCGCTCTCGACATTCCAAATCTACTATAACGACTTGCGCGCGAACTCTGCCGCCACCTTGAAAGCCTGAGCAATCGGCAGCTTTACAGGCGGTGGTATCAATGGGCTTCCCACTGTCTTGAGCGACACATCGGCGTTATCCGCACCGCCGCGCCTAACGCTCGCGAGAACATCTGCGCCTCCTGGACCGACACGCAACACATTCCACTGTCCCCGATCGATGTCATTGCCGATCACGGGATTCAGCCAGTGCATGCCCACAGGCAGTTGGGGCAGCGTCACACCTTCGGGAGCGATGACACTCGGCTCTTGGGATCGCCGGAGTGCTGCGCGGTGTGCAGATCGGGATGGCATGGCTATCTATCCTCATTGTGGCTGCTGCTGGTCACGCTGCTAGCCGGTGCTCGTAGAACGGGTGCCGCTTGTCGTCGAAGATGGCTTGCAATGCCTGGAGGTTGGCCGGATCCGGGTTCAGCCAGGCGTCGACGTGCTCGGGCTTGATGTTGATGATGGTCCGGTCATGGCCAGCGGCGGCGACCTCGGGTTCAGGCTCATCCGTGATCGCGGCGAACGACAGCAGATCAGGCTCCACGCCCGCTGGGTCGCGCCAGTGCGACCAAAGGCATGCGATCAGCATCGGCTCACCGGTGCTCGGCACGAATTCCAGGCGCCGGTTCTGCCCGTCTGGACCTTCCACGTTCTCGTAGAAGCGATCGGCTACGATCAGGCCATGGCTGTAGCCGAACTGCCGGCGCCAGAACCCGTCGAGGTTGTCGCGGCGGGCGTTGTAGGTACCGGGAAATTTCCGGTCGTACATTGCCGGCGTGCCGGCCGGGCGGCACTGGTAGCGCATCGGCTTGACGACACGCTGGCCGTTCTCGACCACCAGCACCGGGCAATAGACGCCTGGGAATATCCGGCTGTCGTCCTGACCTCGCGTGCCCTTGAGCGTGTCGAGGCGCCGCTGGGACTGCTGGATCTTGTTCGTGCCGATGCGCACGTCCTCGCGTGCCTTCTTGGTCTCCCTGACCTGCAGCGCCCGCTCGGCATCGCCGACACGGCGCTTTTGGTCGAAGATCTCACGGGTGAGCATGTCTGCCTCGGCCGCGTCCGCCGCGCGCAGGTTCTCCTGCAACTCTGGCGGTCCGATCTCCAGGAGCTCACGCACCATCGCTCGTGGCGCCTTTATCCGTCGCGCCTGGGCGCCCTCTCCCCACCAGAAGGTTTTCACGTAGGTGTCGATGTCCATCACGGCGCCGAACGCCCGCTGGAACTCTTTGAACTCAGCTCGGATCTGCGCGGAGTAACACATGGCCGCCTCTCAACAGTCGCGGTCGCGATCTTCGAGGCCATGCCAGGCCAAGATCTCATCGAGCCGCCGGGAGACGAATTGGGCATCCTCCGCCGTGATGGCGCCGTCGCCGACAACGTCCGCCATCCCGGCAAAGGCCTGCCAGAAATGACAACGGTCGGGGCTGCTCTTCAGCAGCGGCTGTACCGCCGCATCGAGGTTTTCCAGGTGGGTTCGGAGTTCGGTTCTGTCCATGCGGCCAGTATCGGCCGGCCCGTCTCACCGCTTGAGACGCGGCGCCGTAGACTGCTTTGCATGGACGCCCCCATCCCCAGCCTCTTCGAGCAGCTGCAGCAGCGGCTCGCCTGTGCTTCCGAGCCACTGGAAGTGCTCAACCAGTTCGAAGCGGAACTGCTGTATGCATTCCCAGCGGAGGCGCCAACCATCGTTGAGCTGGTGGCGTCATGGGGCTACCGCCTAGGCGTGCTGACGCGCGACGACCTCGACGGTTACGTATAAGAGCCGGGCCGGCGCTGCTCAGGCGCCACGCGGGTGAGCGGCCTGTGGCCCCGCGTCCGGCAGAGCTAGGTTGGCAGCGATGCCGGGGTTCCGGCATCGGCATGTGCCTTGTTGTCCTGTCAGAATTTCCCGAAGGTCAGGTCCGCTTGATCACCAGGACATACCACGTGCCTGCAGCAATACTCAGGCCGGCATTCGTGCTGACGTTTGCGACCGTGATCCGGATCTTATTGGCCGCTTGCACGAAGCCGAACACGGCCACGCCAGTCAGATCCATCGAAGCCGACACCATAACGGTATCGCCGAACGCCACATCCGGATTGCTGCCATCCAAATTAGCGCCGATGGTGAACATCGCTGGCGAACTGCTGGTGCCGGGCTGGACGTTGCCGAAGTCGATCGGACCCTGGGCAAAATTGTAGCGTTGGCCGTTCAGCGCGATGCCGTTATTGGTCGGCACGCGATCCCAGCGCGCGAGCTGACTGATGAAAGACGGGTTGATGTAGGCGCCGCTGACAAAGTAGTTCCTCGATACAACGTTGCCGGTATTCACGGCATAGGGTGTGTTGATGATGCCCGTGGTGCCCGCGACCTGATCGCCAAACGAGTTACCAATTACGCGCAGGCCCTGCACGTCTTCGCTGGCCGTAGGCGAGTCGATCACCCAGTAGCCGCTGAAGCCGCAGTCCGAAATATTGTTCCCGGTGATGTCCACCCGGCGGGTGCCGTTTGTCCCGCCACCGATGATGATCGCGTTGAATCCGCCGCTCAGGGTGTTATTCGATATGACCGAGTTATGCGTGGACGCCACTTTGATCAATGCGCTGGTGCGCTTGCGCTTGCTGACCAGCGTGTTCCCGGTCACGGTCAAGTACTGCGACCAGCGCGACAGATTGAGGGCGGAGCTGCCGAAGTCGGAGATTGTGTTGCCGGTGATCGTGATGTTGTTCTGCACCTCGCCGTTGTTAAAGTTGACCAGCGCCACGGCATCGTTCGCGCTAGCGCCGGTGCCCAGATTGCGGATCGTGTTGTTGGCGATCATGCCGTCGTAGCAGTTCCCGCGGATAAGAATCCCGGTCAGGTCGGCAGTGCCGCGCGCGGTTACGATGTTGTTGTTGGTCGACCAGCCCGAGGCATAGTTGATCTCGATGCACACATCGATCGTCTGGTCGATGATGAACGTGTTCCGGTCGACGTGAACATCGTATGCAGTGAGCGCGGTGTCGCCCAGAATATAGACGGCATTCTGATCGGCGTAGTTGATCGCATTGCGGAAATTGCAATCGAACACGTTGATGTTGCGCATGCTGCGCGTGTACGTGCTGATCCCGCCCACATAAATTCCCGGCACGTTGGCATTGTTCTCGACGACGCAGTGCGAAAATTCGATGCTATCGATCACCTTGCTGATGCCCGTGGTGGCGCCAATCGCCGCCCCACCGCCGGTACTTTTGTCCTGAGCGCCCCATTCGTAAATACGGCAGCGCTCGAACCGGACCCGCTCTACCGAGCCGCCGCGCAAGTGGACGCCGAACAGACTCTGACCAGTGGATTCACCCGTGGTCTGGGCCAGCAGGTTGCCACGCAAACCGAGGCCGACCACCGCAAAGTCGTGGAGATCGGCAACCGAACGGATGCCAAGCCGGCCAGCCGGCGACGCGATGTTGGTCTGTGCAAACGTAAGGACGCTGGCGTACATGCCGGAGCCTGCCCACTGTTGATCTGAACGCGCAATCAACCCGCTGTGCAGGTAAGTCCCATCCGGCCACCACAGCCGCTTCGCACGGCTGTCGATTGCCGCCTGCAAGTACTCGGTCAGGTCCTGGACGTTGCTGCCTGCACGGATTGCTGCATGCAGGCTTTCTGGAATGTAATCAAGCACCGACTCCTGTTCCTGCATCTTCGAATAGAGCGATCGAACGAATGCACCCGACCCTACTTGCAGAAACCCGATCATCGCTGATCCGCTCGATGCACTCAGGTCCGCAGCGGTTACCCCCTGCAGCAGCCTCCAATGCATCGGATCGAACGCGGCACCAGTCGTGAAAGGAACACCATCCGACACGGCCGCGTAAGCCTGGCCCTGGTATGTCACGGTGAAGCGCGAAGACGTGACCTGCAGACCCGCCGCGTAAGGCACCGGCACCAGATAGCCAAGCGCAGCGATTACGGCTGACTGCTCGACAAGCGCGATGCTGATCATGCGGCCCAATTCGGCTTGGGCAATTTGCATTGCTGAGCCGATTTCAATGCCGACGACTGCCGCGGCGGCGTTGATCTCTGGCAGATATACGCGATGGGCATGCCGAGCCGTCGTGTCTGCGGCGACGAGATAGCCCAGGGCTGCGGCAGGCCGGACCGGCAGGTCGACCAACGGATAGACGTCGAGTTCGGTGGGCATATTCATTCCAAGTCAGAGCGCCGAGGCCGCGTCCACGGCGCCGGACGTGATCGAAGACAACGCCGCCGCCTGGCGGATCGATTTGCTCAAAAGGTATTCCGGTGGCCAGGCCACCAGCTCGACAGGCTCTCCCATGACTGCCAGCAAGCAGTCACGCGCGACGGCATCCGCGCGGTCAGCGGCGATATCGCTATGCTGCAGCTCGCGCACCAGCGGTGTACCGTCGCCAGCCAGCAGCGTGGCACCCGTGCCGTCGATCACGCGGGCGCGCGCGTAATGCTGGATGCGACCCTCAGAGACCGTGCGCGTGTAGAGAACGGCTGCGAGTGGACCATCGGAGAGCTTTACGGCCTGCTCGCCAACTTCCACGCTGATATCGGTGCGTTTTTCGTAGCTCATATGGTCCTCAGACGGCTTGCAAATTGGTGTTTGGGCGCGACCCGCCGCTCCCGCCGCCACCGCCGATTCCGCCGCCGCCCGTGCTCGAGCTGCCAGCCGCAGGAAATGCGAGGGACACCGAGCTGATGGCCACACGGCCATCAACATTGGCGCTTGCGACGATGTTGTCGGCGATGCCGAGCGGCAGCGTGCCACCGACAAGCTGCGGATCGTCGTAGTAGAGGAAGACTGTACGGCTGGTGCCAGCCGTGCCGCTGATGGATGCGCTGCTTCCGCCATAGGACACGGTCATGCTGCCGATCACCAGCGTGCCGCCGCTTACGGTGATGGTCGCGGTGCTGACGCCTGCTGCATCGCTGCTGGCGGCATAGCTCACTGCGGTATCGATGTCCCACATCGCCTGCTGATTGGCGATATTGGGCAGCGCAGCGGCGCCGAGTCGGTTGGTATTGGCTACCTGCACCGACGCATCTACCCACGCGGACGAGCGGCCACTTGCCGCAACGGATCGCACTTGGATTTCGTACGCTACACCGCGGCCGAGCTCAGTAAGCTGGATGGCCTCGCTCGCTGCGAACTGACGCGTTTGCCAGCCATGTTCTGTGTCGCCGGCCGGACGATAACGGACGTCATAAGCAATGGTTGGCGCGCTCATTGCAGGTAGTACCTCACATGACTGGGCCTGCTGATGCCGATGCGCACCGTGGGAGATCGCACGCCGGCGTCGTCAGTAACGTCGTTGCCGGCCGCAGATACCGCCGACACAATCACCGGTGGTGCCGGCAGGCCATAGTCGCGCCCGGAAACCTCACTGATGATCGCGTTGGGTGCGTTCGCGATGTACTGCGCTACCCGCGCGTCGTAGCCCACGGCCGTGAAGCTGGTGCCGAGATCGCGCTGGTTGCGCACTCCGGTGATTAGGAGCTTGGCGGTCTCCTGTCCGAGCTGACCAATCACGACCGCGTCGCCACGCTTCAGGCCATCCGGCATGCTCTGCAGGTAGAAGATGTTGGTCAGGGTGCTGTGCGGTGTGCACGGCTGCACCAGGCGCGCGCCAGTGCTCAAGCGCATCTGCGCGCCGTAGCTCACGCCGTCCTGCGTCTCGATTTCCTGATTCAGCACCAACAACGCTGCAGCACCGGCTGGGCCGCCGGCGGTGATTGACACTACCCTGCCCCAGCCCGTGCCCCATTCAGCGACATCGTGCGCAACGTCCACCACGTCGCCACGTGTGGTTGTTAAACCGGCGATATCGCTGTTCCAGGTGTAGGTGTTAGGTCGGAACTCGCCTTGCGCCAAGTGGTAGCGCCCGACTACCCACGCCTGGCGTGCGTCCATCCCCTGCTCGAGGCGCAGCTCCTCGAATCTGGTCGCAGCCGGCGCGGCGCTCGGGCTTCCACGAGCATCAACGCCGCGATAGCTGTAGCCATCGCGCAGCACGATGATCTCATCGTCCTGCCAATCCGCATCCGGGTTCTTGAACTGCACCCGCAGCGCGTGCGGCAGACGTACGAACTTTCGGCTCATACGAAATTCGCTGATCTCCAGCGGCGTGAAGCACCACGACGGCACACTGTCGCCGTGGTCGTATACGACGGTGTAACGGCCATCGCGATGTCCCAGGGATCCGAGCGAGCCGCCCAAAACCTTGTTGATCAGCTCGCGGGCGGTGGTGGCGGTGTCGCATACCATGCCGGTTTCGAGCTGATGCAAGGTGCAGTGATCGGCGTAGTTGGCGAAGCCATCAAGGTCCATGCGGCCAGTCGGCGCATGCGTCGAGAGTGCTGGGCACGTGGTCATCAGCCACCACGCGACCCACGCCGTGTTGTTGCTGGCCTGCGGTGCCGACCAAGCACCGGTGCCTCGGTCGTAGACGGGGATACGCTGCTGCACCGTGCAACTGAGTGTCTGCAGCGTTCCGTTGAGCTGACCGGTAGCACGGATGCGAGCTGCCAGCTTATTCGTGCCGGTGGTGCTCGGGTTCACGTTGCGGATTGAGCGCATCACGGTCCAGGTGGCTGCGTCCAGATAGGTGTTCTTGTTGCTGCCGCGCAGCGCTCCAAGTCGGCGGATGCGCACGACGTATTGCCCGCGCGGCACATCCCAAGCCACGCCGGCGGCGAACGGATCCTTCGCCTGTGCCTTTGCGAGATAGCGGCCATTGCCCGGGGGGTAGTTAGGCAGTTGAGTACCCGAACCGCTCCAGCTGTAAGTTCCGGCCAGTCGCGCCAGGCGTGGAGATGCCGGCGCCTGCCAGGTGCTGCTACTGACACTGCGATACTGCACCTCAAACAGCACCCACATGTCGAACGGCTTACCGGTATCTCCGTAGCCGATCAAACCCTGCGGCAGGACCAAGTCCACACTGATTCGGTCCACATCAGGCGCTGTGGTGCGCTCGGCATTGGCGTTGGTGACGTTGAGCTCAGTGCCCACCGCGAGCTCCTGCACATCGTTCGTGTAGAGGGTCGGCGTGCGGGTGATTTCGTACTGCACGTCATCAAACTGATTGATCGGCGTATCACCGATGCGGATGTCGCTGACCTCGATGTCGCCGTGACCCAGATCGAACAGGCAGTGCTGATAGCTGTCCTCGCCCAGCGCTTCGGAGTACGGCAGTGCCGCGTGCGGAGGGAACAACCGCGCGCGCCCGAGGACAATCGGCAAGACACCCCAGGGATTGATCTGGTTGCTGCTGCCGGTGAGCTGGTTGTACGCCTGCGCGGGACTGTTGCCGCTGCCGCTGGGCGTGGGTGGCGCGAGCAGTGCACTCACGGCAAGCGAAGCCGTCAGCGTGATTGCAGCGCCCCAGACGGCCGCAGTGCCGAAACCCGTGGCGGTGGCTGCCGCTGCGCCCAGGTATGGAGCCCAGATGGCGACCACGATCATCACTACCGCGGCGAGGATCTGCCGCACGCTACCACCCGCCAGGCGCTGACGGGTGACGTGGATCGGCACGCCAGCCTTAGGCCGAACACGCGCCCAAAGCGTGCGCGGCACATCGTAGCCTCCAACGCGAACGATCAAATCGGAAGCGAGCGCTCCGCCGCCGGCTGCCTGGTCAAGCATCTGCTGCAGCGTCTGCCCGGCGCGCACGTACACAAGACCGCGATCACTACTGAATTCATGGGGCTGCAGCACCATTGCCGTGGTGTCGATCGACTGCTTCATGCGCGCACCCCCATGTACCGGTAAAAGCCCTCGACCCGACGTGCCCACAATGGCGAGCCCAGTCGTTCCTTGCATGACCTGCTTCCTTCTTCCACGTGAACGAATTCCCCCCGGCCAACGCAGACGCCTACATGCGCGGGCCGCCCTGCGCGGTTGAACACCACCACGTCTAGCGGCTGCGGATGGCTCACGCGCTGCCACTCCTGCGCCTGTTCTGGCGTATCGACTGTAGGCATCGGTATGCCGTGCCCGGCGAGCACACGGCGCGCGTACTCGCGGCAGAAGCGGTCGCCTTGGTAGGGCACACCGATCAGGCTGTCTAGCATCATTGGTGCAGCCCCGCTGAATTGGTCGGCGTGTAGGTCTGAGCAGGAACGCCCTGGTTCAAAAATTCCTCTTCGTGGCCCAGCTGCAGTGACAGCGTCATAACGTCGGCGTCGGCCTGCAGGATCGAGAAATCAAATGGGCCAAGCTCCACGGTGTCAGGTGATCCAGCCAGGATCACCTCGAGTAAGCATCGTGGCGGGTCTCCGTTGAGCGTGCGCACCTGGCGCGCGACAGCGCGGTCAACGTTGTCGATCTCAATCGTGACGTTGCCGTCAGCTTCCTCGGTATCGTCTGGAAGCTGCGCCTCGAACGAACAAGGCCGATACGCGCCCGCCAACCGGATCACGGTCTCGGTGTTGTTGACGATGCGGATCGGTTCCAGTTGCGCGTGCGTAATCGTCAGGCACGCCAACCATACCTCTGCCGTGTCCTCGGCAAGGATGGACTGCGCAGCGGATGCGGATAGGATGCGTGGCATGTCAGGTAGTTGGCCAAGTCGTGATGTCGTGGACGTCAAGCGGAAAAGTGCCGCCCATTGGAGTGGTGATTTCGAGCTGGATGGAGACGCGCCAGAGCCATCTCGTTTCGGGCCGGTAGCTGGGCCGGCTTCTGAACCGGTAGTTAGCCGGCCCTCTCGCCGGGTCTCGAAAATCGACCCAGCTGAACTGCCCGGTTTCTCGCAACGTTATGAGCATGAAGTCCAGCAGGACCTGCAGTCCTGCGCTGGGGATGATCAAGGTGTAAGAGACGTTGTCATTGACAGCAGTGAAGCGCCTGCGGCTCTTCGAGCCTCCATCCATCTCTGATCGAATAACGTTTTCCTTGGCGGGCACGAACTCACCCCCATCGATCAGGGGTGATGGAAGTGATGACGGCCAGGTCGGTAGGTCAGCCACCACGAACCCCCCGCCTCATCAAACCGAAGCTCTGTGCCATGGTCTTATCCGCGCCACCACTTGCGATCACTTTATTCACCTCGCTTTTGATCCAGACCTGGATATCGAGAGATCCGCCGTTCCCTGTGCTTGTTTCCACTCGATCCTCGTCTGCCCCCTTTTCGATAGTGACGTTCACGATCGGAGGCGCGGCCGAAGTTCCGCCGCTGCTGCCGGCTGCAACCGGAGCCATGGGAATGACCTTTCCTTGTGCGCTTGGGATCAGGTAGTTGCGACCGTTCTCGTTGTACAGCTCGGGTTGACCAAACTCGCCAACGGGATGGATCTGACCGGCAGATACAGAACCACCTGAGGCGCGGCCGCCGCCATAGCTCGTCCAGCCGCCGCCGGCGAACGAATCGGCATTGCTGCCGAAATTGAGGTTGCTGCCAGCACCTGCGGCCGTGCCGGTCCACGACCCACCTGCGCCCACACCGCTCAGCCCACCCATGACGGTGCCCAGCAAACCGACGGCCGCCTGCTTCGCGGCATATCGCGTCAGGTCGGCAATCATCGAATCCACCAGGCTGCTGAAAGAAAACTTGCCGGTTTGCGCAAACTGCACAAACTGGTCCTCCCAAGAACTCAGGCTGTTGGACAGGAACGACCCAGCCTGCTCCGATGCGTTCTGCGCGGCGAAGGCATAGTCCTCCCACACGCGGGTGAAACCGGTGCGCCAGTCGCCGAGCAGCTGCATGCGCTGCTGCTGGTAGTTGCGCTCGATCTCCAGCGAGCGCTCCCTGCTTGCTTCCAGCAGGCCGACCTCGCTCTCGTACTCGCCCTGGCTAAGCGGGTTTTGCCCTCGCTGCTCCTTCTCCAGCTTCTCCCGCTCGCGCAAGTACTCGCGCTGGATGTCCAGCTGACGCTGCAGCATCTGCGTTGCATCAGCGCCGCGACCTATGCCCATCAGGTCGACGTCCGACTGCTCCTGACGCTGCTTCTCCAGCTCTGCCAGACGCTCGGTGAGCGCTGCCTGCGCCACCAGGTCGCGCTGCGTCTGCTTTGCCTTTTCCGCCTGCGCATCGCTCGCCTGCAGCTGCGGGATCAGCGCCTGCAGCAACTGCTTGCTCGCCGCGGTCATGGTGTTGGTCTTGTCGGCCAGCAGCTGGCGGGCCTGGATCACCATGCGGTCGCTGGCCGACACCTTGTCGCCACTTTCCGCCAGTTGCTGATTGGCGGTGATCTGCCGCTGCACGCCGACGATGAAGCTCTGCGCCGCGTTGTCGTCCGTGTTCGCCTTGCCCACGCCTTCCCGCTGGTTGAACTGCTTGTCGACTTGCGCATTGGACTGCGCGACGAGGCGTTGCATCGATCCGTCGAAGTGCCTTGCATCGCTATCCGGCAACTTGTTGTAGATCTCGATGATCTTGTTGAGCGCCTGCTGCTTGGCAGATGCACGGTCCAGCCCTGCCATACGCGCGTTCAGAGCCTCGGAGGCCGCTTTCTCCGCCGCCTGGCTCTCCTGCAGCACCTTGTTGTAGTCCTCCACCGCCTTGCGATTGTCCGGACTCTCTTCGTTGATAGGCGCCGGTAGTTTGTATGGGTTGCGCGCTTCGGCCGATAGCCGGCTCATCTCTTCCTTCAGCCCATGCAAGAACGCGAAGCCGGCGCGCGGTCCTGCGCTGGCCAGCTTTGCGATCCAGGAATCTTGAAGCCCGTTGGCGCGGCTCACCTCACCGAGAGCTCCGCTGAAGTTCACCAATGCGCCCCATGCGCCGCTGATCTCGTCCTTGATGGTGCGCCACCCTTGCGCCATCCCCGGCATGACCGCGTCGGTTTGGTTGGCAACGTTGATGGATCGCTCGTAGTAGAGCTGCAGCGCTTCGGCGACGGCCTCTTGCTGCCGCCCCTCTTCCTGCAACGTGATGATTCGCTGCAGCTGCGCGATGTTGAGGAAGCCCTCCTGCTTGTTGAGCTCCACCAGCGCATCCACAGGATCGCGTGCGATGCGCTGGAATGCCTCAACGGTCTTGCTAGTCGCCTGCCCGGTGGACGCCTCCATGCGTGCGGCCGCTTCGGACACCATCAGGAACTGCTTGCCGGCGAACTGGCCGGATGCAGCAACAGCGGTGAGCGCATCCACAGCGCCGCCGCGCGTCACACCGGCGAGCTTGTCCAGGTCCGACACCAGGCCGCGGAACTGCGTGCCGCTGATGTCCGCATTGCGGCCGGTGAGGATGAGGTTCTTCTGGAAGTCGAAGAGCTCGTCCTGTCCCTGCTTCAGCGCGACCGCCAGCGCCAATGCGGCAGCGGCCGACACGGTTAGCGGATTGACCATGCCCATCACGTAGGACGTCACTGCCTTTGCTGCCGGGCCGATGCCGCCGAGCTGGTCCTTCAGCTGACCACCCTGCTGGATCGCCACCATCCAGATCGGTTGCCCGCTCACGATGCTGGTGACGATGTCCGTCATCTGCGCCGGGATCATCCGCATCGCCGCTGCCGTCTGGCGCGCCGACATGGCGTATTGCTCGTTGGTGTTCTTCGACTTGAGCAGCGCCTGCCGGCTCGCCTCAATCTGCGCCTGGTATTGCTGCATCACCTGCGGCTTGATCAGGCCCAGGTCACCGGCACGTTCCAGCTTCTCCTCCATTTCGGCCAGCCGGTTCAACCCGGCCACGGTGGGATCGATCTGGGCGAGCAGGCGCTTCAGGTTGAGCTCCTGCACCTCAGCTGCGCGCGCCGCCTCTCTGGCCTGATTGGCGGTGCGCGCCTCGGCCTCCTGCAATGCACGTGCGCGCGCGACCATGCGCTCCTGCTCCGTGCCTGCGCGCGACATCGCAGCTGCCTGGTGGTCGATACCGGCAGCCGCATCACGTGCCGCCTCGGCCAGTGCGCGATCCGACACGTTGGCGGTGCGCTGCGCCTCCGCGAACGCCATGGCCCGCTGCGCAACGCTGCGGTAGCGCGCCTCCTGCTGCTCCAGCTGCTGCTCGAGCTTCTGCGATGCGGTTGTAGTGGCCGTGGCACCGGCTGCAGCTTCCTTGCCTGCGGAGCTGTAGGCCTTCAAGCCGCCGGCGGTACCGGTCAGGCGACTCTCCATGGCCACCAGCGCGCTGACGATTTCCGCCTGCGCGCGGTTGAGCCCCTGCAGCTCGGTGATGACCGTGCCGGTACCGAGACCAATGCGGTCAAGCGCGCCGCCAAGGCGATCACCCAGCACCACGGCAGAGCGGTCGATCGAGCGCGACATCGATTGGAAGTAGCGCTCCAGCCGATCCGCTGAACCGCTGGCCTTGTCGGCGGCGGCGGCGTTCTGATCGAGCGCCTTGGTGCTCTCCACCAGGCCACTCGAATCGACCCGAAAGCCAAGCTCGGCGATATCCATCAATCAGCTCCAGGTGTTGCCAGCGTCGGGCGGCCGCTCACGGGCCGCGGCTTGTTCTTCGCGCACTGCGCGCAGGTAGGCGTCGTCCATCGCCATGAGCATTGCCACCTCCTGCGGTAGGACGTCGCAGGCGGCCATCTCCTGCCACGCGCGCAGCTCGGCATAGGACAGGGCCTCAGGACCGCTACGGCGCCGTCCGGAGAGCAGCCAGAACCACTCCCAGACGTGCGCCGCCTCTTCCGGCATGTCGACTTCTGGCGTCGGCTGCTCGAAGCGCGCATTGCGCGCGCGTCGTGTCTCGCCCTTCGCGTCCGGCATGTCGTACCGGACGCTCAGATACGTGGCGTCAGCTATCCGCGTCTTCAGCGCTGCGAAAAAACTCCGCGCGGTTGCCCAGCTCCACCTCCAGCTGGTCGCCGATCCACGGCAGCTCTTTCAGCACCTTGCGCAGGGCTTCGTCGGTGAGCGGCGGCTTGGCACCGTGGAAGGTCAGGTCGCCCTGCCATTCCCAGGCGCCCACAGAGGCGACCAGCATGTCGGTGCGGCCCTGCTCCATCTTGGCGGCGGTGACCTTGCCCTTGCCCTGCAGGCGGTCATCCAGCGCCTTCCGGCTGGCTGCGCGCACATTCGGGTGGGTATCGGGCAGCAGCGTGATGCGCAGGCCCACAGGAACCTCGGTGGCGGGGTGCTTGATGTCGATGGCGCGCTCGGCGGCCACGATGGTGGTCAATTCGGTCATGGGTGATCCTTTGCGATCGATCCGGGAGGTGAAGCAGGGGAAGCCGGCCGGATCAGATCCGGCTTGTCAGGCGGCCGCCCTATCCCCTGCTGTACGGTTACGGGGTGGTGGGCGCCGGCACTTCGACGGGCACCTGATTCAGGGCCAGCGAGTAGACGTGCAGCACAAAGTCCTCGTTGCGACCGCCAGGCGTGCGAGGACCGGTAACCAGGCCGCGCAGGTATTCGATTTCGCCGGACGGGCGCTCGACCTTCAGCGCATAGGCGCTGGTTACCGTTGGCTGGCCAGCTGCACGCATGGCGATCTGGCCCGGGTCTGCGAGGTCGCGCGCCATCTCCACCTCGGGGTCGCCGGCATTCGAGATGCCCTTGCCCTTCAGCGATACCGCCGTGTCCCACGTGTCGTAGGTAACGATATTGGTGGTGAGACCGCGCTCGCCGACGCTACCGACCTTCTTCACCTGGACGAAGGTCAATGCTTCGAACTGGGTTTTGGTCAGGTCGCTGTTCTGCGGCGTGGCGCAGATGTAGAGCTTCGAACCACTGTTGGTTTGTGCCTCAGCCATTGCTGATATCTCCTCGCGTTGGGCATAAAAAAACCCGCCACGGGGCGGGGTTGGGGAACTGCTGCGGTTGGCTGCTACACGAAGCCGCGCCACATGATGGTCACCGGATGCATATGCCGCTCCGGGTCTTGGATGATGGTTGAGGTCCAGGGCATGCGGTACACGCGCATGCCGGCGAAGGTCGTGCCCTTGGCGAAGGCATTGATGATCTGATCGGTGATGCGCGTGCCCACCATGATCCCGTTGCCGGGGCGGTAGCACGCTGACAGCTGGCCGAAGCCCTGCAGCAGCGACGGGCCATCGTCGGCCATGCCGTAGTTCTGCGTTTCGTTCGGGAACCACTGCAGCTCCAGCCATGCGCCATCCGCCGGCGGGGTGAATGCCAGGCCTGGGTAGGAGCACGGCAGCCCCTGCGCCGCGGCGAAGGCGCCGACCAGGCCTGCGAACGCGTCGTAGATCTCGGTGTTGCTCATGGGATGCGTGCCTTCACCTTCGCGGCGACCTCGTTGACGATGAAGTCCCAGTTCTGCGCGGCAGCGCGCATGAAGCCCTTGCCCGCCTGCTCGTACTGCCGGCCCAAGCTGTCCTTGCCGCTGAAGCCGTGCTCCATGCGCAACGCGTAGGCAGCGGTCCAGCCGGCCCACACAGCTTCGCCCAGCTGCAGAGCGGCGAAGATCAGCGCGGGGTCGCCGCTTTCCGATGTCGCCGGGCCATCCTTCGACGCCACTGCAGAGTTACGCAGGAAGCCGGTGTCCACTGGCATGCGCCCGCCTCTGCCCTCCGGCGTATTCGCCTGATCCATCACCGCCTGCGCTGACTCGCGAAAGATGGCCTCTTGCCGCTGCTTCGCCTTCTCTGCGAACGCGCGTACCTGATCACCGAACTTGCTTGCCACGCAGCACCTCCGCCGTCATATCGATCCGGAACTGCTTCGTGCAGCGGCAGCCGACAATCTCTTCCGGGCCTGCGCCGAGACTCGTATCGCCCGGGTAGTTCATCAGCGCACCGCTCGGTGACTGGAACGGCTCGCCGAACATCCGCCGTTGCCCGCTCATCGCCTTGTGCGTGTGCCGCGTGCGTTTGTCCCCGGTGTCCGACCAGGTGCCGATGACGTTATCGGCCGCCAGCGCGCCCGATTCGATCTGCTGCCGGTAGGCTTCTTCCCGCCCTGCGTTCATGCTCGCGATCGACTCGGTGCGAGCGATCATCTCGCCGCGCAGCTGCAGCAGCCTATCTGCGTACCGCCCTGCGATCTTGTCGATGTCGGCCTGTGACACCGGCTTACCGGCAGCGATGGCGCGTTTGACGATCCCATCCAGGCGCTTGTCGCGGCGTTGCCGCTGGAAGTACTTGGCCATTTCCCGCGGGTCACCGCTGGCCAGCTGCTGCCGCATCTTGATGACGAACTGCCCTTGCTGGGCGGTCAGCCCAATGACGCCACCGGTGCGCCGGCCTGTCTCTCCTACGCGCCCCACGATGTCCAGAGCGCTCTGCCGCGGGTTGCGGCCGGCCGTCATGCCAACCTGCAGCACCTCGCGGATCAGCGTGCGCTGGTCGTTGACGATGCCGGTGACCAGCTTCGAAGACGCATCGCGCAGCCAACGATCTGCAGCTGGGTTGCGCAGGTCGAACTTCGGACGCAGCGCTGGCGACTGCACGGCCGTCCTCGGGCGGTAACTGCCGGTGATGATCGGATCCAGCGATAGGCGCAGCTTCGGCAGTTCCGATACCCCTTGTTGCCCGCCTGCGCTGTAGGCACTGCGCAGCGCTTCTCCCAGATCGGCGAAGCGCGGCTCGTCCAGCCCCATGACCGTCAGCACGTCATCGACCCGCCCGGCCTGCAGCAGATCGGTGATGAGCTGCACGCCCACCTGATTGGTCACTTCCCGGATGGCACGCAGGAACGCGTCACGGATCGCCGGCTCCAGCCGCGTCGCCAGCTGGTCAAGTTGGCGGGCGGTTGCAGTGGCCATCAGCGTCTCGCGTGGAATTCGTAGAGCAGCACCTGCCCGCCAGGGGACAGAGGCTGCAGGTCAATAAAGGTAAACAGATCGTTACCCAGCACGATGCGGTCGCTCAGGGTGGGCACCGTATCGATCGCGGTGCTGATCAATCCCAGCTTGTCGCCCTTGAGCACCAGGGTGGCATCGCGGTTGGTAAGGCTGTACTCCAGCTCCACCACCTTGCAGTCGTGCTGCGTGGCTGGGCCCGGCTGCGGGTTGTGCGGCGGTCCCGTCGGTGCACCTGCGCGCTGCAGCTGTGCGGCGAACCCGTAGCGGTCGATCAAACGTGTGGCAGTGGTCTGCAGCCGGTCGTAGAAGGCGCTCATACGACGAACACCGCAGGGCCGATGTATGGCGTCCGCAGCAGTGGCGCCAGGATCTCGTCGATGGCTGGCACGACTGGCCGGTTGGCCGGCTGCCCACCAGCTCCGCTATCGGCGTAGCTCACCTCGATCGGTCCCACCTTCTCACGGGTAACCGCTTCGGATGCCACGAAGTCAGGGGACAGGCTCCCCGGCCTGACCAGCTCCCGCATTGCCGCCTCATACGTCGCCCGCTCCACCTCGCCCGGGATCTCCTCCGGACCGATGGGTGCGCCCGCGTTGTCGATTGCACCGGTGCGGGGCCACTCGTTGGGCTGGCCCCGCCCTGCGGTACGCACGCCAGGGAACAACGACTGCCACCGGCCCGACGCGAGCAGCACCCGGTACCGGCCGTCGATGTAGTCGGTACCGCGCACCAGGGCTGCAGTGCGTGCCGCCTCGCTGCCTGCGGCCCAGGCGGTATTGCCCCGGGCCAGGTGATAGTCGTCTGCTCCTGCCAGCGTGCCGTACATGATCAGCTCCCGGTCTTCGACTTCTCGGCTTCGTCCAGCGCGGCCTGCAGCTTGTCCACGCCCCAGCGCTTGTCGTGCTTGATGCCGCCGGCTTCCAGCTTGGCGATGAGCTCGACTTTCTTCTGATCGGCTGCTGCCTGCGCATCGACCACCGCCTGCGCGGCTGCCGCGGCGTCGGCCTTCAGCGTGTCGAGTGCGGTGCTGATGTTCGCCTCGCGCTCCAGCTCCGGCAGCGAGTTCCAGTCCTCCAGGGACAGTGCCGAGGCCTTGAACGCGTTCTGCACCACGTCGTCGCGGGTGACGGTGTCACCGTCCTCGATGAGCAGGATGGTTTCGGGCAAGTTGAAGGTGCCCAGCAGGAACGGCTCGGCATCGTCCTTCGATTCGCTCAGCACGTTGGCGGCGAGCCACGCCTGGACGACGGCGTTCTTCTTGATGGTCGGCCAGTTCGGGACGGTGGCCGGCGAACCCGGGACCAAGGTGGTGCCGTCCGGCAGCGAGAGCGGAGATGTGTGGTTGTTGCTGATCTGCATGTGGTGACTCCGATATGGCCCCGGCGATGACGCCCCGGGGCCGTGGTGGATCAGATGCCGTCGACGTAGACGACCTGCTTGGGGAGGCGCACGTCCAGGCCGCCCAGGCGCATCACGCCCGGGATGTCCCAGCGCAGCGGGCCGCTCTGAAATACCGGCAGGAAGCGGTGCGGCATCGGCATGTGCAGCTTCAGCACGTTCGCGTCGTAGCGGTACGCAATCATGCGTGCCACGCCGCCTGCGCCCGCCGTATCCAGACCGCGCAGACCGCGCACCGTCAGCCGCTGGCCGGTCGTCGCCGTGTAGACGTTGTTGGCCAGGAAGTACTGCAGGATGGTCATGTCGCTGTCGTTGCTCATCCGCTTGGTGGAGATGAGCAGGTACTTCTCCCACGGCAACAGCAGTCGGTCAGCGATCGCAGTGGTATTGGTGCCCCTGAACACGTTGAGGACTGCCGAGTTCATATCGGCGACGATCTGGTCTGGTGTGGCGGTACCGGCAGCCTGCAGCGTGCCCCATGCGCCAGTGGGCGCTGCCACCGGCGTGACGCCAGCGGCGTTGAACAGGCCGGTGTAACCCTTGCTCCCATCGCCGAACAGTGCAACACGATCGACCATTTCCTCGGCGGCGCGTCGAGCGACGGCGGCGTCCTCGTTCGGCAGGTTGATGCCCAGCAGCTGCGCGCGGCCAATTTCTTCCCAGCCGTAGCCATAGCCAATGCCTGCGGTCTGGATACCGGTCTGAAACTGCGCGCGATTGGTACCGGCCTTCGGGATGTCGTCGGCATTACCGTTGATCCAGTCAGCTTTGCCGTAGGAATCTGAAACGTAGTAGGTCACCGAGGTAGCGAATTCGCTGCCGGAGGTATCCACCGGGATCAGGTCGCGGTACTGAATGTCTGGGTAGACGGTGGCATAGATGCCCGGCTCGATAATCGAGGTCTGGGCGACGACGAAGCCCAGTGCGGACTGTGCGTCGAACAGTGGTTTTGCACTCATTGAAGTGGCTCCTTAGCCGAGACGAACGACGGCCAACTGGCCCGCCGCGGTGGTGCTGGTGTCCCAGCGGGCGCCGGTGATGGCGGTGTTGTTGGTGGCGACGTTGGTGAACGCGCCGGCTGCGGTGAGGTACACCGGATCACCAGCAGCGACGGCGACCGATGCGGTCACCCAGATGTCGCCCTTCGTGATGACGCGCGCCGATGCACGCTGCGGGAACAGGTCCAAGCCCGTGGCCGAGCGATCCAGCAGCGTGATGCCGGCGTATTTCAGGTTGGCGCCGCCGAACGCGACGATGCCCTTGGCCGCTGCGCCCTGGGCGACGGCCTTGCCGAAGCCGATGCCAGCGACGTCCTCGACATCGCGCGAGATGATCGTCGCCGGCAGCATCGTGGCCTGCATGCCGAGGGTGGCTGCAGGCTGGACGTCCGGATAGTTGGTTTGCAGTGCCATGGCTTAGGCCCCCTGGTTCTTGGTGCGGTAATCGAGGCCGGCGACGGACGCGGCGTAGCCGTTGTCCTGCACGACGGTGCGGTGTGCGGCGCCATCGCTCAGTGCGCGCGCGACCGGGTCGAACGGCTGCACGCTGTCGGTCAGGCCATCGAAGCGAGCCTCGATGTAGGCGTCGGATTTGCCGGCCACCGCGGCATCGCCGAGCTTGGCGACCAGCACGGCCTTGCGAATGTCCATGTCGGACTTGCCGGTGTAGTCGGCGTCGTGCAGCGACTTGGCCTTGGTGAGCAGAGCCGAGCGGGCCTGCACCCTGGCGTCGAGGGCAGCATCGCTCATGACCTGGCCCTGCAGCGTGTCGATCTGGGCATCGCGCTTGGCGATCTCGGCATCCTTCAGCGCCAGGGCTGCGGCGTGGTCGGCCGTCTGTCGCGCGGCGGCGGTGTCTGAGTCGTTGAGCTGGCGCTGCAGCTTGTCGATGGCCTGGGCGCCGGCGTCGGTGGTTTCGACGGACAGCCCATCGACCAGGACGGTCCGGGTCTTGATGTCAGGCATTGTTGATTTCCTCAGTGGGTTGTCGTCGCCGATACGAAGGTGTTCACCGCCACGCGCCCGGTCGACTAGCGCGAGATGGTTGTTTCGGATGTTTCGTTGCACGGCGTCGTACGGCTCGCCTTCGGACGTCACGCCATCCTCGAAGACGATCTCTGCGGTGTAGCCCTGCGACAGCTCGACCTTGCCGGCCTCCCAGTCGGCGATGGCTGCCTTGTCCATGAGCACCAGCGGCACGCGCACGAACTTGTCGTCGTGCCGCACCTCGTCGCCGGTCTGGCCGACGGCGTACTGCCTCCAGTTGCTCGCGTCGACCATCACCGGCGGGTGGTCGTTGGTCATGGGCCGGTGCGCGAAGCTGCGCAGCGTTGCGTCGGAGAAGACCTCATCGGGCGGGCGGTACAGCCGCACGATGGGCATCTCCGGCTTGCCGACCTCCGAGCCCAGGTATTCCTGGATGCCGGTGCGCGCCACCTTTGCATCGGCCACGAGGTAGCCGTCCACGGTGCGCCGTGGCTTCGACACCGAGACGCGGTCTGTCAGAAACATGCGTGGCTCCAAATAAAATGGCCGCCTCGCGGGCGGCCGTTGTGATTCGATGGCTGCTACAGCGCGGCCATTTGCGCGCGAACGTCGGTTGCCATGAGGCCGTAGGTGGCCGTAGTCGGGTGCGTTCCGTCCGTCGTTGCGTAGCTGGCATTCCCGTTGACCAACCACTTCAGCTCATCGGTGCCCCGAATCGATGCCCAGTGCTGGACCGCATCAACACCGGAACCTACCTGAGACGTCAGCCAGGCATTGAGCTGTGCGGGGATGCCGGTTGTGTCCCAGCCGCCCGTGCCGCCCGAGTAAGTCTGATTTGCCTCTGTAGCCCAGCTGTCCGTCGATGTTGTCCGCGGCAGCAGATGACCTGCCAAGATTTTCTGCACGCCGTTGCTGCGCAGTAGTGAATAGACCGCGCCGAGCCGCGACTGCATCACCGCAAGCGTCGTGCCGGTGCCGTTGTTGCCGAGATCGTTGGTGCCATACATCACCGTCGCATGCGTGGCGTACTTGGCCAGCGTTGCAAAGCGCGCATCGGCCACTGGCAGCGTGCTGGCGCTACCGTGCACCGCCATGCTCATGTACGCGACCTGGCTTGTATCGGCATCTGCCGCATCGCGGGTTGCACGTGACATCCAGCCGAGGCCAGCGACACGGTTGGTGCTGCCTGCATCTCCAGTGCCCTGCGAAATGGAATCACCAAGGGTGATCCACACCTTCGCTACGCTCGCGTGCCGACCGATCAGCTTCGGCACATAGCCATTGCTGCGGCTGGCAACGGCGGTACCGGTCGCGCTCCACTGGCCAGCGGCATAGACGTCGCTGCTGGTGGTCACTGTCGGGTCGAACCAGGCCACACGGGCTCCCGACTGTGAGACCGCACGCGCTGAGCTGTTGCACAGGAACGAGGCCGATGCCGAGTCGAACATCACCAGCAGCTTCACGTACGCGATCGAGCCCCGCGCGAAGACCTGCAAGCCGAAATCGGCTGGCACCAGTGCATCGCTGGTCACGTCGTTTGCGCCGTCGGCCAGCGTCACACCCTGCTGTCCACCGAAGGTGATCGGCCGGGCCACGCCGCCTATCTCCAGCGATGCGCCCTGGATCGGCAGCGTGTTGCCGGCGTTGATCATCTGGTTGGTGCTGTACGCCAACCGCCAGTTGTCCAGCAGGATCCTTAATTCGGTCAGATCGCCGGAGCCCAAAACGTATGGCCACCGGATCTGCACGCCGCGCTTGTTCTGCGTCTCTCCCCCGTTGTGCACCACGTTGCCTGACGATGCATAACGCAGCGCCTGCGACGCTGGCGGGGCGTCGTTGTCGGTGATCGTGCCGGTTGCGCTGGTGGTGGAACCAAGCGTGTACCCGGCACCTGCCACCAGTGACACCACAACCGTCTCGCTGCTCTCCACTGCCGAATCGTCGATCGTGGTAACCGTGATCGGCGCACTGACCTGCCCGGCTGGGATCGTGACGGTGTTGGGAGCGGTGTAGTCGCTGCCGCGCGTGGCCGAGCCGGCATAGCTCAGCCCGACCACCAAATCTGCAGCTGGCGCAGGTGAGGCGTTCGCGACGAACGCCAGAGTTCCGCCTTCCGTCACCGTTGGCGAGCCACTGATGGTGACCGAGGGCTGTGCCGGCACAGGCGGGCTCGAGTCGTCCGCCTTGACGAACTCCACCACTACCAACGAACCAGCAGCGCCAGCCGTTGCGTAAGTGGCGCCGGGCAGCGTCACGCCTGCGAAGTTCACCGGCGCGCCGACGACTGCTGTTGCCGGGGCAACGACCCACACTGCACCGCAGAGTGCGACACGCGCCTCGTCGTACTGCTGATAGCCGTTCAGACCCGTCGCGGACCTGTCCAGCACCGTGAAGCCGACGAACTTTGCAGCTGCCCCGGTGGCGGTGATCCCCTTCCGCCTTACACCCTGGTAAACCGGAACACCGAACGCAATGCCGCCCGCATCCTCCACATTGCGGTAGGTGAGCGCGGCACGCCGCATATCCACAAGCGCGCCGGGCAGACCCGGCTCCATCGTCGTCGGGTACTGACTCTGCAACGCCATCGGCGCGCTCTCCTTTTTTTCAGTTGTAGGTGCTGCGAGCTATGCGTCGTCCAGCTCTTCGAAGATCTCCGGACCCAGCACGATGCGACCGCGGTAGGGCTCGATCTTCGACAGATCGATGGGTGCCTTGGTCAGGCTGATGTGCGGGGTGTAGTCCGGGAAGTCGTGCGAAGCGCCTGCGCGGACGATTTCCTCATGGCGCCATGCAAGTTGCGTGGACGCGAACAGGATCACCGCCGACATACCGCCCAACGGCTCGATGGCACGCGGGCCGCCGCGCGGAATGATCAGCTCACCGCTGCTATCGGCGCTCCACTCGCTCGCATTGCCCGCCTTGATCCAGTCGAAGGCCTGACGCGAGTAAGCCACCGTGACATGCAGGTCGTCGGCGATGTCGGTGATGCCCTGCTCCCGTGCCCATGCCTCAATCTCTGCAGCATTGAGCACATCGCGGCGCACATACAGCGAACGCGGCTCGGCGTCATTCAGCGCGTTGCCCTCGTTCTTCGCGGTGGCAGCAAGCTGCGCCGCCGCGCGCTCCTCTTCCGCCTGTTCCTCCTGCCAGTCCGGGTTCGCCTTGGTGAAATCATCCATCGCCGATTCCAGGCCAGGTGCTACGCCCGCCTCGGTCAGCATGTTCACCGCCACCTCGGCCAGCACCTCGTCGGGAATGAGCTTGGTGTCGGCGAGCGTCTTGATCGTGTCGGCCGTGGTCTTGCCGTTGGAGGCGCGCTCGGTGTCGCTGGTCTGCCACAGGCTGCGCCAGCTGTAGAACACGTCCTTCGGTCGGCTGCCGAGCGCCGAGTAGATCAGGCACTCATCCAGCACCGACATGGCCGGCGTGTAGATGAGCTCCTGGCCTGACTTGATGCGGTCGTAGTAGTTTCGGATGTCGTTGTCGCCGGTGCTGTTCAAGCCACCGGGCGACTGGCCCAGCAGACGCGTGAGCGGGATATCCGCCGCGCCCGAAACCTGCTGCAGGAACGCGAGCATCACATCGACCAATCCGCTGAAGGACGCCGACTTCTGCGTGTACGTTTCCTCGCCATCCAGCACCAGCATGCCGTTGATGCCCTTGGCCATCGCCGCGAGCTGCAATCGCTTGAGTAACTGCTCCTCATAGACAGGGTCGTCCGCCAGCTGGGTCATGAGGTTCGGAATGTTCAGCACATCGACCTTCGCCTCGAACACCAGGCTGGCGATGTTGGCGCTCGTGCTGTCTGCCTGCTTTACCGCGTCGCTGATCGCCATCAGCACCGAGTCGCCCCAGCCGTCACCGTGATCGATATCCGGATCCGGTCGATGGGCACCGTGCAGGATGACCAGACGAGAGGGATGAATCGCGACCTGGCCAGCTCGGGCTGACGTGAGCGTGTAGAACGCCGGCCGCCCGAACGTGGGTGACTCGGCGTCGCGATCCAGCTCGCCTGCGGTCAGGATGCGCTTGGTCAGCACGTTGAGGTGCTTGACGCCCTCCTTCCTCACGCGCGTCGGGTCCAGCGGCTTGCTGGCATCCGAGTCGCCGGTACCGATGTAGATCGCAGCGCCACCGAAGAGCCGCGCCTTGGTGTGCGCCTCCAGCAGCTTCACCTGCAGGCCAAGGCGTTTCTCCTCCGCCTCAAGGGCGCTGATCTGGGTCTGATCGGCATTCCACGTCCTCCAGTTCCGGCAGCCGTCGAGCGCAGGGATGTCGATGATCTTTCGAGCGAGCCACGTGCCGCGGTAGGCGTTGCTGGCATCAATATCGCTCAGCGCCGCGAGCGCGTAGCGGCTGTGCAGCGCCTTGTCACGCGAGGTGCCCAGGTTGGCCACGAGATTGACCAGCCCGTCTTTCAGTTGTGCGAGCTTGCCCATCAGAGTGCGTTTCCAAGGTTGTAGGTGCTGCCTGTGACCAGCTCAGCGAATGCGCCAGAGAGCGCGTCGACCTGGTCGTCGTGTTTGGCGTTGGGGAATTCGGCGATCTCGTCGAGGAAGGCGGCCACCCAGGGGCCATTCACCAGCTTGATGTTCCCGGCCTCGGCCTGTGCCTCCACCGGTGTTGCGCGGACCTCCTTCGATCCGGACTCGATCGCAGCCTTGACGTCCCAGCCGGCGAGCAGCTTGATCTGGTGCGCGGCGTTGGACTTGCCAGCCGCACCAGGATCCTGCGGAATGCGCACCTTGATCGTTCTGCCGTCCTGGCGCGCGGTGTTCGTCAGCATTCGCTCCACGCCAGCGGGCGACACCTGGTCGCGCACCACGTCGAGCACGTAGTAGATGCCGCCGGCCTCGCCCAGCAGCAGGCCAACCGTGTAGTCTGGGTCGCTGCTGGTCTTCTCCTTCGGATCGGTCGCCGCGAAGTCCCAGCGCCGAACCTTGCGCGCCGACGAGATGGCCGGGGCGGCCTCCACGACTTCGAACCATTCCCGCTTGAACGTGCCGCCGTCGCGCGGCGTTGGCCGCTGCTGGTACTGGCCGGCATATGCATAGCTGCCTTTTGCGCGCTTCAGTCGATCGACCTCGGCGCGCGGGAAGCGCTCCGGAAACAGCAGCTCGCCTTCCTGCGTGCGCGGATCCTCGAAGAACAGCTCCCCGTCGATGTACGTCCGGCACGGGCCGCCCGTCTTCTTCCCATCCTTGTCTATCCGCTCCTCCTCGAACTCCATCGGGAGGTTGAGGTGGACGAATCCCAGATCCAGCTCCATTGCCACCGCGGCAATGTCCCGCTGGTGCAAGCGCTGCATGATGATGACCATGGCCGACGACGTGATGTCGTTGAGCCGGTCGGTGATGCCTTCGCGGAAGATGCGCACCGCAGTCTTGCGCTCGGCGTCGCTTTCGGCAGTTTCGGTCGAGTGCGGATCGTCGACCTTGACCCGGTCGCCACGGCCGCCGGTCATTGAGCTGAAGGGGCGAGCCTCGCTGAAGCCATTGCCGGTGTTCTCGAACTTGCCCTTGGCGTTCTGGTCGCCGCGCAGCTTCATCGGCCAGGCGGCCTGATACTGAGCGCTGTCGATGAGGCGGCGCAGCTTGAGGTTGTCGCGCAGAACGTTCGGCTGGCTGTAGGAGGTGGCCAGCGTCTGCAGATCAGGCCGACCGCATGGCCCCCATTCCCACGCGGTCCAGAACACCAGCACCAGCGACTTCATCATGCCTGGCGGCACGGTGATCAGAAGGAACTGGATCCTGCCCTCGGTGACCGCCTCCAGGTGCTGGCACATCGCGCGCAGCGCCCAGCCGATCTTCAGCGGACGCGTCGGCTCAAGCACGCGCCAGTGCTCGCGGATGAACCCTTCCAGGGACTGCGAGCGCGCCCTGATCCCTTCGACATCCTCGGCAATGCGCTGGCGTTCTCGCTCAGCCGCCCGCCTCGCCTTCTCCGCTCGGATCTCCGCCAGCGTCGGCAAGCGGACCGAGGATCTGCTCAAGGCGGTCGAGGTCATGGTCGGTGATTTTGCTCAAGTCGTATGTGCCGATTGCTCCGGTGTGATGCCGTTTCTCGACCAGCAGGCCGGCGAGCTTGCCCTTGCCCATGGTCGCGGTGACTGCAGCGCTAGGCTGCTTCTCCTTCAGCGCCATGCGGCGCGCCTGCTCCAGCTCTGCCAGCAAGCTATCGACGGTCACTTCCGCCTTCGCGGCTACGCGCTTCTGCCCCGCGCGCACAGCTGCGGCGATGGCAGGAACGGTCAGGAGGCGTGAGCCCTGCTGCTTGGCCGTCTTCTCGCTGTAGCCAGTGCGGATAGCGGCCTGCGCCGCGTTCTGGTCTTTCAAGTACTCGGCGACGAATCGCTGCTGCTTTGGAGTGAGAGCGCCACGGCGCCCGGGCTTCTTGTTGGCCATGGGTCACGGGTGCTGAGGTTGCTTGAGGGTGATGCGGAAATTCCGCCGGTGGAAGCAGGTACGCGGCGGGCAAACAATCGAGCCGGAAATTCCGCAGATGGAGTGATCTGCGGCCAGGCACGAATCTGTAACGACAGTGAAGTCGGGGTGTTCCGCAACACACAACGCCCAGGCCAAGCACAGGAATTACGGAACATACAGGACAAGCGAGACGCGCCCAGTGGGTACCGCCTTCACTTGCAAATGGCGGGATTTCGCCAGCCGATCCGACAGATCGTTGCCTCACACCAACCGAACCACCTGGAAAAATATGGAAACTATCGAAACGATGATCATCAACGCGGCCGCCCAGGTCATTCCGCAACTTCTCGGGGCGCTGGTCCGCCGCTGGCAGAAACATCTGGACTGCCCCTGTCAGCGGCCACTACGGCCTGGCAGGCGCGGAGCTGGTCGTCGGCGTCAACTCCGACTCGAACAGCAGCGCCCGCAAACTCTTCTCGGCGCTCGGCGACCGCATCACGTTCGGCGGCGCCGGCGGAAGCCTCGGTGAGGCGCTGGGTTTCACAGCTGGCCCACCCGTCCCGCAGCTTGAGAGCACCACTGCGCAGGTCAGCCACAACAGCATCAGGGACGGCCTGGGCCGCCTGCCGGTCTTCTTCATGCTTGGCTCCAATGTCGGCCAGCACATCGGCCTGTTTGTGTTCGGCGGATCGGGCGGCCTGCTCACCGGCCAGCGCGCCGAGGGCATCACCCGCCTTCTGCTCGCTGGTGGCACCTTCGGCGCGGTCGCCGCGCCAGGCCCAGCCGGCACCGAACATGGCGCCAGACCACAGCAGCGCGACGATTAGGGCGATCGCTACACGGCTCACGCCGCTGCCTGCTTGCGTCGATCGAACACGACATCGCCATACATCGCGCCCCAGCGGGTGTAGACCCAGAGGCGATATCCCGTGGTGGGCCGGCACAGCTCCAGGCGGAGAAGCGACAAGCTCAGCATCCGCCACCACGGCCAAGTCTGCGGACCGTGCTGCACCCGTAGTCCGTCGCGCCAATGCGAAGTCCTGGCATTCAATCGAATGCGCATCTTCAAATCCTCGTGTTGGTGTAGGTAATCCAGATCCAGGCCAGCACGGCCAGCAGCACGCCGCACAGCACGGTGATCAGCCAGCCCGGCGGTTCGTTCGGCGGCGGCAAGCCGCGGTCCCAGTGGTCAGGCATTTAGTTTCCAGAGCTGGGCCGGCGCGACGAAATGTTGAAGAAGTAGCCGACGACGCCGCCGAGCGCGGTATTGAGACCGCCAAGCAGCAACGCGAAGGCATCTCGGTTCGACTGCGGGATGGAGACGCCGACCAGTGCGGCCATTGCCATCCCGTAGAGGAAAAGTATGAGGATGGCGATGCCAATACGGCCCGCACCTGCGTTACGGGTAGCGAACGTCATCGCACGCCCGCCAGGCTATGGATCTCCTCAAGCGCCCAGTGGTACAGCGGCTGATCCACCACCGTCACGCGTGTGATGCGCTTGCCATTGATGTCACGCACGCTCACGTGGGTGGACTGCTGCACGGCCAACAGAACAATGCCGATGCGTTTGCGCAGCGGGTCAGGTTCCTGCAACACCGCAATGGCATCTCCGACCATCTCGCGGATTGTGCCAAGCAGCTCAGCCGTGGGCCGCTTGGTGCGGTTGTCCAGCACCGACAACACGCCCTGCAGCTGGTTAATCGCCGGGATTGAAGTTTTCTTTGAGGGCATCAGATGATCCCGAACAGCTTTTTCGCCTGCGACAAACGGCGCAGGCGATCCTCTAGGCCGTTGCGGCCCCCATTGATGCGCTTTGTCACGCCGACTGCGTCGTCGCGGTCGGCCAAAGCGTTGAGGCCCCTGCGCTGCCAGAACCATCCCGCGGCCAGTACAGACCAAGGCAGCTGCGCGACTTGCTCGGGGAACTTCACCAGCAGACTGCCCTGCCCCATGGCGTTGCTGAAGGTCGCGTAGTTCTCGCGCCCGGTGAGCTGAATCAGGCCCCGCCCCTTGAAGCGCACGCCATCACCCGGCTGCACATTGCCCAGGTCGGCACGCCCCTCGTATGCCCTTCCCGAAGCGTATTCGGTGGCCCTGCGAAAGCCGTCCGACTCATGCGCGACCTGCGCCAGGAAATGCGACTTTTGCAGGGCGGTCACGATGCCGAACTGGATACAGGCATCTTCGAGGGGCTTGGCGTACTGGCCGGCGCCCATGGCGGCGGCTACGGTTTCGGTGCTCACCATGGATTCTCCAATTAGTTGGCCGGTTACGGCTCCGGCAGCTGCCTTACACAGCCGATTCCCTGGCGTCCCACGACGGTGCCGGCGGGCTGCCGCGCAGCCAGGTGGCGGCGCAACAAACACGAATAGGTGCCCGTCCCACGTCCCAGCGGGTCGCATTGCTTGATCTGGCGAGGGGATCGGGCGAACTGGCGCGGGCCACCGGCAGGTTCCGGTGCTTGCCCCAGATAAGCCCCCGTTTGGCTGATCCGGACCCGCAGAACGCAAAAACCCGGCGCTCGGCCGGGTTTTGAAGGGAGTTTTTGACAGTTGCAGAATTAGGGCATTTGATTGTGCAACTTGTCAATACTCATAGGTCAAATTACTTTCTGGAAACCATTCAAGGAGGATCAAAGATGTTCGTCACATACAGCGCCACTCATTTAGTCATCGCCCACATCGTTTCTGTGAGCAGTCCCATCGCCGTCTTCATGGTCGGCGGGAATCAGTTCCGTGTCGACGTGCGAATGTCGAACGGAGACGAGCACAGCGAGAAGTACCCAACGATGGAAGAAGCACAAGTCGCGGTGGATGCATTGGTCAAGGCGATCAGGGGCTAAGCCGCATTGCCCCACGCGCCGGCGAACCAATCGACGGCGCGTTCTAACTCTCGGCGGTACTGCCAGATTGAAATCGCGCCACCGTATTGCTCGGCCACCATCCTGGTTTTTACGGCCTGACTTGCCGCCACGGTGAACTCGGTACGCACCACCAGCACCCGCAGCGGGAACTGCCTCGACATCGAAGCTAGCGCCCTGTCGATCCAACGCAGGTCGTCGGGGATGCCGATGTCGACGGCGACCTCCGGATTGTCGTGCGGCCGGTCGGCGTCGTTCCGCGCACGCACCGGATCAACGGCCCAGGCCGGGATCTCGCCCAGCGCCGTCAGCCCAGCCCGCTCGGCCATGAAGCGCCGCCGCTGGCGGCCATCGCGCTCCACCAGCTCGCAGAAGGCCTGCTCCACCGTATTGGGCGCGTAATCCTTGGCGTTCTCCAGCACGTGCCGGCTGCGGTCGGCGCGGCTGAGGGTGTAGCGGTTTGCGTGGGCGTATCCCCACCTGCGCAGCTCATCGAGCAGCGGATCTTCATTACGCCGCATGGCGAAATTCCTCCAACGTTTCATCATCCAGCCGGAACTGCGGCAGCCTGCCGTCGTCCTGGCACATCCCCATCTGCCTGCTCTCGTTGCCCTGGCAGTGCACGATCCCGAGCGTCCAATCGCGGCAGCTGCAGAATGCGCACAGCCCCCGCTTGCGCACTGCCGCCGCGTACCGTTTCCGCAGCAGCTTTTCGTAGTAGGCCTCCGGCCGGCTCAGGTTGGTCGGGTTGAGCGTCATGCAGCCAGGGCTCCCGGCTGGTGCTTCTGCTCGTGCCACAGAGCCAGCAGCAGCGCCTCGGCGCGGCCGTCGTCCTTCTTGCGCTGCAGCTGGGGCACGGCCGACGGGAAGCGGCGGATCGCCAGCTGCCGCGATGCGTCCTTATCCTGCCCGATCAGACCGAAATGGCGTTTCCAGCTCTGCGGCTCAGCCAGACTGAAGGGAATGCCCATCACCTCGAGCACTGCCTTCGCCTTGGCGTAGCTCTCGCCGAAGTTCATCGACGACTGTGCGCCAGGCCGGCGATCACCCTTCGGCGGCATCGCCCGCACCCGCTCCACGCAGCCGGCGAACACCGCGCCGGGGTGCTGGCTGCGGATCTCGCGGATGAAGACCGCGATCGCGCGCGCATCAACCTCCTGCTTCTTGCCGACCGTCATCGTCGGCATGTCCAGGATCGGGCCAGCCTCGCCGTCGATCAGTGCGGCCACGGCGCCGGACATGCCGGGGTCAATTCCGAACACCACGCGCAGGGTCATCGTGCACCCTTCTTCAGCGCGTACGCCTTCTGTGCGCGGGCGCGCGTGCTGGAGAATGCCTTCTGCTTCCCTGCGGCGACGCGGCGCTCCACTTGGACGATGGTTTCCGCGCCGTCGCGAATTGCCTCGATGCAGCGCGCATATGCCGGATACGCGGCGGCGAATTCCGCCACGCTCTCGAAAACCTTGCCTTCGAATCGGATCGGTGTGGTGCTCATGCGGCCTGCTTCCGGCTTTCGTTCTCGGCATCCCAGCCCTCGCGCCATGCATCGCGCTGCAGCTGGCCATCTTTGCCCATGCCGTACATCGGCGATTGCTCGCGCTTCTTCCCGGCCTGGCGCGCGCGGCGGCCGGTGTCCACCGCTTGTTCGTATTGGTGCTGGTTCATGGCGCCCTCGTGATGTTGAGTAGTTGGTCCTGGTAGTCCTGCCAGGCTTCAGTGCCGCGGCCGCCCAGGACGTCGAACGTCCAGGCGCGGAACTCGCGGGCGTGGTGCTTGAAACTGGGTCCGAAGACCTCGCGCATGCGGTCGCGGGTCATGCCGGGCATCTGGTCGCCATCGTGGTGCCAGGCGCCCAGCGCGACGACGGCGTGCTGGCCGATCTGTTTCTGGCCATGCAGGTCGCCGAGGTTGCGGTGGTGCATCTCCGTGTGGCCGCACTGGATGGCGCGCTGCAGGCCGGCGGCGATGCGCCAGCGGCAGACAACGCAGCCGAGTGCGCGCGCGGCGTCCTGGTAGGCCTGCTCGGCCCGCGCGGCGGGCTTGATCGCTCGGCGCATCAGGATCTTTCCTGGAGAAGCAGAGTGTTGCGTATGCTTCCAGCTCTTAGATCGTGGAGATGAGCATGGGAGCTGTGCGAGGCATCAATTGGTCGCGGACGTTGAAGGCCTCGGCTTGGATGGTTGCCGGAGCCGGATTGGCATTTAGCGCGCTGGGTTTGATTGGCCCGATCCACTTCGGCAAGGACGCTCCTGCGTGGGTGCAAGCTGTTGGCTCTGTTCTCGCGATAATGGTGGCGGTCGGGCTGCCCTACTGGCATGAGGCCCGTAACAGCAGGACGCGCTCTCGGGATTTGGTAGAGCTCATGATGTACGCGCTCTCCGTTGCCTCGATGGGGAAGAAGATTCTCCAGGATCCCGAAAAAAGATCTCGAGGATGGGCGGTCAACAGCTTTGACACTGTCATCGGTGCAATGCGAAGCGTGAATTACCTCGACACGCCACATCCAGTTCTGGCAATCAGCCTCCAACAAACGCAACTCGTGATGACCACGCTGGCCAGCTACATTGAGCACGCGAGAAAAATTGATGCTTTGCCGACCCAGACTCAGCTGGACACTATGTTCGATAGACATATCCGCGTAATTGAAAGCGCAATCGAATATTCCACTAAGACTACTGGTGCAAAAGCTCGTGCCTTGCCGCCACCGCCTTTCGAGTCGTAACTTCGTCAAAGGTTGGATCACGCCGCCCTCGCTTGGGCAGGTCCGTTTTGGGCCATTGCCCAAAACTCAGCCAGCACGTCGGCAATCAGCACGTGCGCGTAGGCGCTGCCGATGTAGCGAGTGATACCTTCGAACAGCCGACGAAACTCGTCCTCATCCATCGAATCGAAGGCCAGCGACCGCGCCACGGTGACTGGGATCGTTTCGATCTTGGGCAGCACCTCACGCAACAACTTGCTGGCGCCTGGACCGAACGCTGCATCTGACGCCGCCAGCACCGCGGCTACGACTGCAGTCGCGTCCATGTCGATCTCATCGCAGCACACGCCGGCCTCGCGTTGCAGGCGCTTTACCGCCTCGTGCGTGTCCAGTGCTTCCCAGCCGTCGACGTTCTCGACCATCAGCTTGCCGATCTTGTGCAGCAGCCGGTGGCGCCAGGCATCGCGAGGCGCCTTGATTTCCAGGCGTACCTCCTGCCCGCGCCGATAGCCGCGCTGCTTCATCAGCTCGCGGTCGACCGGATGCTCGGCGAGCATGGCCAGCCGCTCCTCGCCGGTGTCCATCACCACCACGCGCTCGATCAGCGCATAGATGGGCCGCGATGCGCGCTTGGCGCGGATCTTCTTTGCTGCGGCAGTCAGGGTCATGCGTCGACGTCCTGCCGCGGCGCGCGCGGCTTGAGCTTGCGGAAGCCGCGCGAGCGCGGGACCGCCTTGCCGTCGTCGCTTTCGATCGGCGCCGGCTGCCAGTACTCGGGCAGGTTCTGGAACTTGAAGCGTTCGGGCATGTAGAGCACGCGCACCTCGCCAGGCGGGCCACTGCGCTGCAGCGGAACCAGCAGCTCGGCGGTGCCTTTCCAGCGGCTGTCGCGGTGATAGACCTCGTCGCGGTAGATGAAGATCACCGCATCGGCGTCCTGCTCGATCGATCCGGAGTCACGCAGATCCGCAGGCTGCGGGCGCTTGTCGGGGCGGTCTTCCAGCTTGCGATTGAGCTGCGACAGCAGCAGCACTGGCACGCCCAACTCACCGGCCAGCAGCTTCAGGCCGCGGCTCATATCGCCCACGCCGTTAGCGCGGTTGTCGCCCTGAATCTCCATCAGCTGCAGGTAGTCGATGACGATCAGGCCCAGCGGCTTGCGTGCGTGCTGCCGGCGTGCCTGCGAGCTGACGTGCTCGACGCGTGCCCGGCGGGGCCGGCTGACGAAGATGTCCGCCGCGCGCAGCTTGCGCATCGCGCTGGTGACGTTCGTCCAGTCCACGTCGTCCAGGTCGCCGGAGCGGATCCGGTTGCCATCGATGCCGCCGACCGAGGCCAGCATGCGATCGCCCAGTTCCTCGGCCTGCATCTCGAAGCTGAAGACCGCAACCGCTTTGCGCAGGTGCAGCGCGACGTGCTCGGCAATGTTCTGCGCCAGCGTGGTTTTGCCCATCTTCGGGCGCGCCGCCAGCACGTACAGGCCGCCCGGCTTCAGGCCACCCAGCAGAGTGTCCAGGTCGTCGATGCTGGTGGTGATGCCATGGATGCCGCCGCCGTCGCGGGATCGCTCGCCCAGGCGTTCGAAGACGCGATCCATCACTGGCGCCACCGCTTCCAGTTCGCAGGGCTGGCTGTCCATCAGCGACCCAATGCGCGACTGCGCAGTGCCGATCAGCTCGATGCTGCTCTGCCCTTCCGGGTTGTAGCCTGCGTTGGTGATCTCGGTACCAACTTCGATCAGCCGGCGAAGGCGCGCCTTGTCCGCCACGATCTCGGCGTAGGCACGGATGTTGGCTGCCGACGGCGTGGTGCTGGCCATCTCAAGCAAATACGCGCCGTTCCCAACCTGCTCGAGCTGTCCCTGCGCTTCGAACCAGTCACCCATGGTCACCGCGTCGAAGGGCCGGCGTGGCTGTGCGGTGGCCATCTCGCGGATGGCGCGGAACATGAGCATGTGGTCGCGGCGGTAGAAGTCGCGCTCTTCCACCAGGTCGGCAATGTCGTCCCATGCGCGGTTGACCAGCATCAGGCCGCCAAGCACCGCCTGCTCGGCTTCCACGCTATGCGGCGGAATGCGGAGTGCATCCGACGGCCGGCCGTGCCACATAGACGCGCGTTCGGCGCGCTCGGCGTCCAGCTGGTCGAGAAACTGCAACTCGTCGGCGTGGTGGTCGTAATCGTGGATCGTGCTCATGCTGCGTGCTCCGTCATCGCCCGATCGAACAGCTTCGCGATGACGTTCTCGCGCAGCAGGTACTCGAAGTCGGGCTTCCAGTTTTCGTGGCCGGCACCCCCAGGCTTGCGGCCAGAGTGGAACTCGTCATCGGCAGCGGTCTCGAACAGCGCCGCCCAGAATTCAGCGGTGACGCGCTCGTTGCCGTAGAGCTGCCGGCAGATCGCCCGGACGGTGGGCAGGGCCTTTTCGACGGCCTTGAGCCGCGGCCTGTTCAGCACGGTGCATGCGGTCAGCTCGCCGTTGGGCTTGGCCAGCAGGCGGTTGTAGGCAGCCTGCGCTTCCTCGGCGATCTGCTGGATCCGCTGCGCCTTCCGGAATTTCAGGTCGGCAGGCGGCGATGGCTCGCTGGTCAGCGTCAGCGACGCGGACGACTCCGAGCGAAGCGAGGATGTTGTTTCTTGCTCCTGTTCCTGCTCCTGCTCTTGGCTTGGGAGGGCCTTCGAAGGGGCTTCTTCACCCCTTGCACTCCGGATGTGGAAATCGCGGTGATACCGCCACCAGAAGTCATGCAGGAACGGGTTGTCCGGGAGCGCGTCGTACTCACGCTGGATGCCGGCGCAGCGATTGTCGGAAGCCTTGAGATTGCTACCGATCTGGAAGGTGGCCATCTCGACCACCCACACCATTTCGGAGTCCTCGTCGTACCGGCAGAACCCCGCTTCGATACACTGCCGAAGCCCCTTCGAAGCTCCTTCCAAGCCCAAGCCGGTTTCGTGGGCCATGTAGAGCACAGGCTGGTAGTACAGCCCCAGCATGTTGGAAGCCGGCGAGGACATCAGGTACAGAGCCACGACCATGCCCTCTACACCCCCCTTGCGAAGGGCCTTCCCAGTGGCTCCGGTCCAGATGGTCGGCACGATCTTGGCGTAATCACGCATGGCGGCCGTCCAGCTGCGCGGCGCGCTTCATGCGCTTCACCTGCCGGCGGCTGCGGCCCTCGCATTCGCGCTTCATGTCGAGCCAGTAGGCGCGTGCAAGGCCTTTCTTTCCGGCGCCCTGCGCCTGCCTCAGCAGCTCCGCCAAGCGGCGGATGCGGCGCTCCCGGCGCCAGTCTTCCAGCAGCTGCAGGATCATGCTGCGACCCCCGTGACCTTGGCCTCGGCGAACGCGGCCTGCGCCATCTGGCCGAAGATCGCCTGCAGCTGGCCGCACAGCGTTGCCAGTGCCTTCGCCTCGTTGAGGGTGAGCACTTGGTCTGCGTACGAATCGGCGATGAGCTTGCAGAGCTTGCCCTTCAGCACGCCGGCATCCAGCAGCGATTCGACAACGCCGCCGGCCAGAGTCACGTCGGCGCGCTGGACGATGAAGTCGTGCTCGGCGGCCAGCGCATGCAGGATCCGGAAGTCGCCGCTCAACCCCATGATCTCGCTGGCTTCGGCGAGGGTCAGGTGGTGCGTGCGCGTGTTCGGGTTGACCTTGCTGCGAAGCACCGCCGCAGACATCGGTTTCTCTTCGCCGCGGTCGTTGATGGAGATGAGGCGGGTGGCCAGTGCCACGCTGCCACCGGGATAGTCGAGAACGGTTTTATGTGCTGCGTCAGCGATGTTCACGGGCGGGATACCTGAACGTGGTTTGGGACACCTGCCCTGGCCAGGATGTGCGCCATGGACGCACTACAGAAACGGCTCAGAGCAGCGAGGAAACGGGCACCGAATGTCACGACGATCATTCGGTGGAAGGGCAGCGTGTTCGCGCTGCGGTGGGTCAACGAACGGATGGACGTTCGGCTGCTACGGAAAGGAACTTAGGTGGGCGTCCGCCACCGGTACGATGCGAGGTGCCAACCACCACACCGACCGGAGACGGACAAATGAATTGGATTCAATTAATTGTGGCCATCTGCATCCCCCTTGCCGGAGGGCTGGCGGCCTTGGCGGTTAAGAAGCCGCGCGTCTGCCTGCGTATCTCCGAATTCTTTATCCGGATCACCTTTGGCGGCCTCAGTGCCAGCGTCTTCGGAGTTGCTGGATTGGGCACGGCGAAAATGCTGGTTACGTCGGACATCCAGACCCACCACAAAATCCTGACTGTCGGCGGCACCGCTGGCGTTGATGCCATTCGTTCCACTCTTGATTCCGCTGTCTGGAGCTGGATGGGCATCGCCGCGTTCTGGCTTGCTGTCTGCGCGACCTTCGTCGCTGCAGAAAGACTTTCCCAGATGGTTCTGGACGACCATGCCGAGGCTGAAAGAGTTGGTGCCAACGACAAAGGCCACGATGCAAACAGCGATTAGGTCTCTGCGATCTTGCGGCGACATGTCAGGCAGCCTCCTGCCGGGAGGCAGCATCGGCCACCTCCCCTGCGGGGTTGGCGGGGGCTTCGTCGGCAAGATTGACCAGCCGTTGACCCAGCTCCCAATTGGGCTGCATCTGACCGCGCGCGATCCGATTGATAGTGGACTGCCGAGATCCGGCCTTGGTGGCGATGGCCACCTCGGTGAGTCCCGACTGCTTGAGCTTCGCGATCGCTTGGGAGGGGTTCATGGAACGTGATGCTATCCCGTTCCGGATAGACGCGCAATCCCGATCCGCGTTTCTCTCGCTGAATGTGTTGCGGCACCATGCCGATATGGATAGAGCTCGCCAAAACGTCATCTCGCTAATGGCTGGTCGCAGCGTGAAAGCTGTGGCTGAGGGATCGGGCGTCGGACAAACATGGTTGCAGCGGTGGCTCAACCCTGATGCACCCAGCGGAATCAAAAAGTCGAACTCGGAGAAGATGCGGCAACTCGCCGATTATTTTGGCGTCGACGTCGAGCGCCTGATGTGGGCAGACCTCACTGCACAGGCCGCTCCAGTCCAATCTCAGTCCATGGGACGGCAGCGGGACATGATCCGCGTGGCAGTTAGGGTCGTAGCCATCATCAAAGAGGCAGGAATGCTTGAGGTCTCAGATGAGACGTATGCAGACGTGCTCTACGAAACGTTGGTCAAAGCCCAAGAACTCGCACTTGGAGAGGACGCCACCGAATTGGAGGTCGTCCGCGTCGCGGCTCAGGTCGCAAAGTCATATAAGCGAGGTGCATGATGGGTCTAAGCGAGAAGGAATTGCGGGAACTGGCGGATCAAGTAGCCGGAGCAATGGGCGCAAAGCAAAAGCGGCGGCATTTGTTCGCAGTTTCGGCTGACGCGGAGGTTCCGCAGCTGACTTCAATGCAGCGTGACGTCCTCTATGCGCGGCTCGCAGATCTCGTTGCCCAATATCATCTGGGCTGGCTCATACGCCAAGACACCATGGAACATCTTGGTATAGTCGAATGCCTGTCCGATGAAGAACTTAGGATCCTTATGCAGCGCGTCGAGACCGCTGTGGAATGCGTACACGAAGGGGTACCGTTCGTGGAACGCGGGCTGGTTAAAGGAGCAACCTGCAATTGGGTCGCATGACAAACTATTGGACAAAAGTGTATGAAGCCCACGCTCTGCCTATTTCTATCCATCGCCACATTTGCTTTGCCGATATCGGCGGCAGAGACGAAGCCAATCAGGCCTGCTACCGCGAACGAACTGGCGATGGTGAAAGCAGCCATGCAGTCCGTGCTCAAGGACCCTGATTCCGCCAAGTACGAGAGCGTAATTGTTGGCACGAAACCAGAAAGCAAGAATCTGATTTGCGGTCGCGTCAACTCCAAGAACGGTTTTGGCGGATACTCGGGAATGGTTTCATTTGTTGGGCTGCTAGCGGAATACGAGGGGACACCGAAAAAAGATGTGGTGATATTGAAGGTTGACTCACTAGATCCAGACGATGGCGAGGCTGCCGCAAAACTATGCCTCAAGCAGCTATTCAACGAAGACGCCTAGCAATGCACCCGGCCCCGCGATGCGGGGCTTTTTATTGTTCGCACACAGAAAATGAACAGCGGCAGTCCTGTTCATAAATTTTCTGCGCTCGTTATCCGTTTCGGGATTGCATAGATATCCCGTTCCGGATAGATTGCATCCACGCCGCAACGAACCCGGATCCCGTCCCGGGAAGTGGCCTGGAGAACCTGGATGTCCAGCACCCGCTGCCACCCGTACCACCTGCACTGCGGCTGCGCGACCTGCAGCCGGCATGAGCTGTCGGACGAGCGCGCCGACGTCATGGCTGATGCCCTGCACCGCTCCGGCGACGTCTTGAGCGAAGCGCTGGGCGAACTGACCACTGAGCAGTTGGCGCTGATTGCCGGCCATGTGGCGGACGGCAATGACGCCGGCGCAGCCGAGATCCTGCGCAGCGCGATCAGCGACTACATCGCCAGCGAGATCGAGCGCCGCATGGACGAGGTGGGCACCACCAAGCTGGAGACCGTGCAGCACATGCTGACGGTGTACGAAGCCAAGCCTGCGCCGGTTACCGTGATGCCGTGGCGGGTGGCGGCATGAGCGCCGCTGTCGATGTACTGGCGAGCAACTTGAAAGCAATTCTTGCAAGTTGCGAGGGGGCATCAGCCTACCTCTCAGAATTGGCGGCTGACATTGCAGCAAATGGTGGAATAACTGACGGGGAAACAGTTGAGCAGGCAATGATTGAGGCGCACTCGCGGCGGCAATCGTTTGCTATGGAGATGCACCTGGGAAACACCAACCGTGCAGCCCGCGCCAGAAAAATTTTATCGGTGCAGATCTACGGTGAGGCGCTAGTCAACGCCGAGATCGATGCAATGCAAGCCTCTGACCGGCACGCGGAAAATTTGAGAATCTGGACAGATTTCCCAGCGGTTGCCCGCATAGGCGGTGCCGCATGAGCGCGCAGATCCTGCAGTTTCCGATTCGAGACGCCTACGAAATGTACGCCGTGCGTGCAGTACGCGAATGCGCGCGCAGCCAGGGGTTGGACGTACAGGAGACCGAGCGCGCTTTCCTGCGCAGTGGCTGCGACCACGCAATGCGCGCCGAACTGGCGGAGCGCGCGCGCCGCGCCCGCATGCAGACCACCGACTTCGACGGCCCGGAGGCTGCGTGATGGACAAGATGGACGAGAAGGAATTTCAGCGCCACATGCTGCGCGAGGACGTGCCGTTCGCCCTGATCTGCATGGCCGTCGGCGCAGTTCTGACGCTGCTGGCCCAGGCGGTGTTCCTGTGATTGGCCGCTGCTACGCCGGCTTCGCCTGGCTGTGCGCGTCCGTACTGATCCTGGCTGCGCTGGCGCTACTTGCCTACGTCCGGAGCGCGCACGGCATCTGCTCGGCGGTGCTGGTTGTCGGCTTCGTGCTGTCGCTGCACCTGCGCCAGAGCTGGAGCAATGCCCGAGCACGTGCGCACCGTGCTGAGCCGCTGCCAGCTGTCGACCCGTCCATTTCCTTTCCCGAACAGCCGCGCCGCGGCGTCCGTTGATCCCCGCCGGCGTGGCCGGCAACACCCGACGAGGTTCCAATGTTCCAACTTGATAAACACGAGGCGTCCATCGCCAACGTCAACCAGCGCATCCAGCGCCATGGCGAAGAGCGCCAGTTGGCCGCCGACATCAAGTTCGTGTTGAGCGTCAGCAACGAAGCGCTCGATTCGTTCGACCCCACCCTGCGCCACGACCTGTTCCGCAAGCCGGCGAAGGGCGAGCAGCAGGATCTGCCGCAGATCGGCGGCGACGGCCTGACCGCGGTGAAGCATCCGGCGCTGGAGCCGTTGAAGCTGAGCCACGAGTTCACCGGCTTCGAGATGCACCTGGCCGGCCTGCTGCAAGCCGGCGAGCCGATTGTGCTGGTCGACGTGAAGCTCAAGCGCTTCGTGATCGAGCCGAAGGAAGGCGGCAGCCTCGCGATGTCGTTCACCGCATCGGCAGAAGTGGAGCCGCAGGAACTGGCCGAGCTGTCGGAAGCGCTGATCCGCGAAGACGTGTTGCTGACGTTGATCGCACCGAAGCGTGCCGGGGCCGTTGCCGAGGATCTGACCGAAGGCAGCGACACGCTCGACGTGCAGGACTCGGCAGATGCCGCCGCCGAACTCGCACGCCTGGCCGAAGCTGGCCAGAAGGCTGCGGCATGAACGCGCCCGCTCGCATTCCGCTGGTCGATGTCGAGAGCCGCCAGATCGCGGCGATCGGCCACGACGCCAACACCCAGACCCTCGCGGTGCGCTTCAGGAACTGGAAGGGCGAAGTCACCTCGCTCTACCACTACGACAACGTGACCGCCGAGGACTTCGCCGCGCTGCAGGCGGCTGAGTCCAAGGGTGGCCACTTCAACAAGGTGATCAAGGCCGACCCGGTGCGCTGGCCCTACCGCAAGGTCGAAGACCGTCCGCTCGCCGACGCGGCCTGATCCCGAACCCTGATCCGTGGCAGGTGTCCACGGACGCGATCGCACCGCGCATTGACTCTCGAAGGTCAGACGTTAAAGGCAGGAAGGGAACCGCCCGCACCGCCGATACGTGCGCAAGAAGGAGCGGTAGGCGAAAGCCTATGCAGTCGGGAAAGACCGGCCGTCTGGAAGCCCTTGGGTAGTTTCGTTGGACGTAAAAGCACAGCAAGGGAACACGGTTGGCAAAGCGCTATAGGCCTTGCTTTCCCTGGACAACACGGCGGTGAGAGTCCCGCGCCGGAGACGTACCCGGCACCTATCCATAGCGGAGCGGCTTGCGATCAACGAGCGTTCTTGTCTGTCGTATCGAAGACCAGGCCGCTCCGCTATGGAGGGAATGCGCAGGCTGATGCGCAGTGCGAGTGAACAGTGAGACGGCCAAGTTGAGGCATCGATCAAGGCGAAGCGGCTCCGACCTTCGGGCAAGTAACAGGTCTCATCCGGCAGTACCGAAAGGCAGTTGATCTGCGCCGGGATGCTCACACACCACGCGGCAGCAAGCCGGAGATCAGCACCGGCCCCTCCACCACACCCCGACGCGTAGGGCGCGAGCGAGCCCAGCGTGGCCCCGGCTTGACGGGGCATCTCATTCCCACCTCGCCGGGACCGCCGGCTGGAGCAATCACGCAATGAACGCACAGGTACAAGAAGGTCAGCTCGTCCCCGAGGAGGGCATGGCCGCCATGATCAGCCGTTCGGAGATCGAGCAGCAGATCACCACCGCGCGCCGATTCCCGCGCTCGCTCAAGCGCTTCCGCGACGAAGCCATCCAGATGGTCACGTTGAGCCAGAGCATCGCCGAGCAGTGCGTTTATGCCCTACCCCGCGACGGCAAGACGATCGAGGGTCCGTCCGCACGTTTTGCCGAGATCGTTGCCTCAGCCTGGGGCAACAATCGCGCAGGCGCACGCGTCATCGACGACAAGGGTGAGTTCATCACCGCGCAGGGCGTCTTCCATGACCTGGAGCGCAACGTGGCGATCACCTACGAGGTGCAGCGTCGCATCGTCGATCGCCAGGGCCGCCGCTTCAAGGCAGACATGATCGGCGTCACCGCGAATGCAGCTTGCTCGATCGCATTGCGCAACGCCGTATTGAAGGGCGTCCCGAAAGCCTTCTGGGAAGACATGTACGTCGAGGCGCGCAAGGTGATCATGGGCGACATCAAGACCCTGGCAAACCGCCGCGCCGACGCGCTGGCGCACTTCCAGCGGTTCGGCGTCTCGGCAGAGCAGGTCTGCGCGAAGCTGGAGGTCGCAGGCGTCGAGGACATCGGACTGGAACATCTGGTCCTGTTGCGCGGCATCGTGACCGCGATCAAGGAAGGCGACACGACTCCGGAAGACGCCTTTGCAGGCACTACCACTGCAAGTACGCAAAAGCCCACTGGCTACACCCCCGAAGCCTTCACGGCGTCCATGAAGACGTGGAGCGCCGCGATACAGGCCGGCAAAAAGTCTGCTGACGAAATCATTGCGATGGCCGAAACGAAGGGCGCTTTGACTGCGGAACAACGCGCAGCAATCCACGCGTGCGAGAAGCCGGCCGGTACCGACACCCACACCGCCGAAGTAACCGGAGATCAAGCATGAAGATGGTCAACCTGATCCAGGGCACGCCGGAATGGCATGCCCACCGTGCCACCCACCTCAACGCCAGCGAGGCGCCGGTGATGCTGGGCGAGTTTCCATCCGTCACCCGAAGCGAGCTGCTGAAGGTCCGTGCCACCGGCATTGAATCCGAAATTAGCTGGTTCTTGCAGCAGATCTTCGACGACGGCCACCGTTTCGAAGCGCTTGCGCGGCCAATGGCAGAGGCGATTGTGGGCGAAGACCTGTACCCGTGTGTCGGCGTGGATGGAAAGCTATCTGCGTCGTTCGACGGCCTCACCCTGCTGGGCGACGTGCTCTTCGAGCACAAGATGTTGAACGCCACGCTGCGCGCGTGCATGACGGAAGGCTGCACCGGCGCCGACCTGCCGATCTATCACCAGATCCAGATGGAACAGCAGCTCGCGGTTTCCGGCGCTGAGCGGGTGCTTTTCATGGCATCGGAATGGGATGCCGACGGCAACCTGATCGAAGAACGCCATTGCTGGTGCACACCCAACCTCCAACTGCGTGAGCGCATCGTTGCTGGCTGGGAGCAATTCGAGCGCGATGTCTGCGGCTACGAGGACAAGCAGCTGCCGGCGCCCGTCGTCGGCCGTGCCCCGCAGCATCTTCCGGCACTGCATATCGCAGTGACGGGCATGGTGACGGCTTCCAATCTGGCCGAGTTCCGCGCATCGGCAATGTCTGTGCTTTCGCGCATCAACCGCGAACTGCAGACGGATGAGGACTTCGCCGACGCCGAGCAGACGGTGAAGTGGTGCAAGGGCGTCGAAGAGCGGCTGGAGGCAACGAAGCAGCAGATCCTCGGCCAGACCGCCGACATCGACGCGGTGTTTCGGACGATGGATGACGTCGCCGCCGAAGCGCGCCGCGTTCGCCTGGAGCTGGACAGGCTGGTCAAGGTCGAGAAGGACAACCGCCGCAACCAGATCGTCGCCAACGGCGTGCAGGCGGTGCGGGATCACTACGCGTCCATCAATGCGGGACTCGATGCCCATGCGCTGACGGTACCGGCTTCGCTGCAGGCCGATATCGGCGCGGTGATCAAGGGCAAGAAGTCGATCAGCAGCATGCAGGATGCCGTCGGCACCGCTGCCGCCAACGCCAAGATCGCCGCCAGTCAGCAGGCCGAGCGCGTGCGCGCGAACGTGCGCGTGCTGGAAATGGAGATGGGCACGTTCGCCGGCCTGTTCCATGACCGCGTGCAGCTGTGCGCCACGAAGTCGCCGGAGGATCTGCGCAACCTGATCACCGCGCGCATCACAGAGCAGAAGCGTGTCGACGAGCAGCGCCTGGAAGCGCAGCGCGAGAAGATCCGTCAGGAGGAAGCGGCCAAGCTGGCGCGCGAGCAGCAGGAACGCGAGGAGGCTCAGCGTCGCGCCGATGCCCAGGCCGAGGCAGCGCGTGTTGCTGCGGCGCTGGCGCCCGCCGCTGTTGCTGCGCCCGCCCCGGTGGTCGCGTCGGCACCGGTGGCGGCGGCCCCCGCTCTCTCGCAGGCAGCCAAGTCACTGGCCGCGGCGGCACCGGCCCAGGTCGTGCGCATCAAGCTCGGCGACATCAACGCCAAGATCGCCCCGTTGACGATCACCGCCGATGGCCTGGCGCAGCTCGGCTTCCAGCCGCTGACCGTCGAGCGCGCCTCGAAGCTGTACGACGCGGCCCAGCTGCCGGCCATGTTCAGCGCGATGCAGCAGGTGTTCGCGCGCGCCGCCACCAGCAGCTATCAGCAGGCCGCCTGATGCCGCGCGTCTGCTCCAGCTGTGAAAGGTCGCTCAGCGATTCCAAGTTCCCGGTGCAGAACGGGCGCGTCGTCAACGTGTGCGTTCTCTGCCGGAACGACATCAAGCGGGCGCAGACGAGGCTCGCACCGATCCGCCGTGATCCCGAGCAGATCCGGCTCAACAACGTCGCTGCGCTGTGGCATGGCCCGGTGCGGCGCACTCACCTGCTGAGGTATGCGGCATGAGCGAGCTTTCCCGATACACGAAAGGGATGATCTCGGGCGATATCGACGCCTGTATCCGCATCGAACAACTGCACGACCTCCACGGATATCCGCCTGAAATGGTGGCGGTTGGGCTGCGCGCAGCAGACAACGGAGAGGATCCCGTTATGGCGGTCGAAACCTACATTGAGGACCAGGCCTGATGTCTCGCTTCCTCACCCGCCGCGCGCCGAAGCGCAACGGCGGCTTCTCCTGGGGCCGCTTCCCTACCAGCGACGGCGCGTTCATCACCTGGCGCATGTTCCGCCGCGATCACACCAGCGCGTTGCACATGCATGCGCTGACCTTCACCACCAAGGATGAGCCGGCCTACGTCGCGAAGCAGCTGCGCCGCGCTCGCCGGCAACTGCGCGACCGCGTGGACGAGATCGACCTGGTCGCAATGGGAGTTACCGCGTAATGCCGATCCTTCCCGAGAACCGCGCCCGCTACCCAACGAATTGGAAGACGGAGATCCGGCCTCGCATCCTCAAGCGCGCTGGCAACTGCTGCGAAGGATCACCGGATTACCCGAACTGCAGGGCGGCCAACCACCAGCCGCATCCGGAAACCGGTAGCCGAGTCGTGCTCACCATCGGCCACCTTGATCACGTCCCCGAGCACTGCGACGACGCGAACCTGCGCGCGTGGTGCCAGCGCTGCCATTTGCACTACGACCGCCACCACCACGCAGCCACACGGCGGCGTGGCAAGGCCGTCGCTGACCTCCTGGAGCAAACCGCATGACCATGCATCCGAACGACCGCCTCGCTGCTCTGGAATGGGCGCTGGCCCGTGCCCGCGAGGCCGGCAAGACCGACGAGCTGGTGCGGCTGACGCACGTGCCCGCACTGCAGGAACTGCGCGACGAAGCGCAGCGGGAGGCTCGCGGTGGCTGACGGCTCGCACTCCTTCAACTTCCCCGCTCCGCAGGTCTCGTGCCTGCGCCCAGGCGAGATCGTGGTCGACCTGTTTGCCGGCGGCGGCGGCGCCAGCGAGGCGCTGAAGCAGGCGCTCGGCGTCGACCCTGCTCTGGCATACAACCACGACGATTGGGCGATCGGCATGCACGCGGCCAACCATCCGCTGACGATCCACCACCGCGAAGATATCTGGCACGCCGATCCGCGCAAGGACGTCGCCGGCCGTCCGATCGGCTGGTTCCATGCCAGCCCGGACTGCACGCACTTCAGCCAAGCCAAGGGCGGCCAGCCGCGCAGCCACAAGACGCGTGCGCTCTCATGGGTTGCGCTGAAGTGGATCGGCCAGCTGCTACGCGCTGACTTGCGCGACGGCACGAACACCGCGCCGCGCATCCTGTCGCTGGAAAACGTGTGGCAGATCCTGACCTGGGGGCCACTGGTGGCCAAGCGCTGCAAGGTGACCGGCCGCGTCCTGAAGATGGACGGCACGGTGGCCGCACCTGGCGAGCGCGTGCCGGTGGCGAATCAGCAGTTAGTGCCGGACAAGCGCCACAGCGGCCGCACCTGGCGTCAGTTCGTGACTGCGCTGGAGTCGAAGGGCTACCGCGTGGAGTGGCGCAAGCTGACCGCCAGCGACTACGGCGCCGGCACCAGCCGCGAGCGACTGTTCCTGATCGCGCGCCGCGATGGCGAGCCGATCGCGTGGCCGGCGCCGACACATGGCACCACGCCCGGCCAGCAACCGCGCGTGCGCGCTGCCGATTGCCTGGACTTCTCCCTGCCCTGCCCGTCGATCTTTACCCGCAAGCGGCCGCTCGCCGACGCCACGCTGCGCCGCATCGCCAAGGGTGTCATGCGCCACGTGCTGCAGTCGGCCGATCCTTTCATCGTGCCAGCCACGCACCAGGGCTCGGACCGGGTCAATGACGTGCAGGCGCCGCTGCCGACGATCACCGCCGCCCACCGCGGCGAGCTGATGCTGGTTGCACCGGAGCTGGCACCGTTCATCACCGAACACTCGAATGCCAGCAACCAGCGCACCATGCGCGCCGACGAGCCGCTGCGCACGATCTGCGCCGGGGTGAAGGGCGGCCACTTCTCGGCTGTCGCGCCAGTGCTGGCGAAGTTCCGCGGGGAAAGCGACGGGCGCCCGGTCACGGAGCCGGTGCCGACGATCACTGCCGGCGGCGGCGCCAAGCGTCCCGCAGGTGCTGCGCATGCGCTGGGCCTGATCGCGCCGACGCTGGTGCAGACCGGCTACGGCGAGCGCGAAGGTCAGGCGCCGCGAGCACTGGACCTGCAGCAGCCTCTCGGCACCATCGTTGCCGGCGGCGTGAAGCACGCAATCGCAGCACCGTGCCTGGTGCAGATGGGCCATGGCGAGGGCAAGACGCCCGGCAAGCGCTTCAGCCACGGCATCAACGATATCCAGGGCCCGATCGGCACCATCGTCGCGAGCGGCGGCGGCCAAGGCGTGATGACGGCTTTCCTGGAACAGGCGAACGGCGGCTTCTACGAAGGCGGCGGCCGCGATGCGCGCGACCCGATGAGCACCATCACCGCGACAGGCAGCCAGCAGCAACTTGCGACCGCGCACCTGATCACCATGCGCAAGAACGCACACGGACAGGATGCTGCCGAGCCGCTGGGCACGGTGTGCGCAGGCGCCGTGCACCACGGGATGATCGAGTGCACGCTCAGCGCAGAGCAGCAGGCCGGCGCGCTGCAGGTCGCCGCGTTTCTGGTGAAGTACTACGGCAGCGGCATCGCCGTCGACCTACGCGAACCGCTGGATACCGCGACGACGCGCGATCGCATGGCGCTCGTCACCGTAACGATCCAGGGCACGCCCTACGTCATCGTCGATATCGGCCTGCGCATGCTCAAGCCGCACGAGCTGTTCCGCGCGCAGGGATTCCCCACCGGCTACCGGATTACGCACACCGCTGACGGCCGGGCGATCAGCACCAGCGCCGCGGTGCGCATGTGCGGCAACAGCGTTAGCCCGCCGCCGCTGGTCGCGCTGGCGCGGGCAAACCTCGACACGAAGCCGCTGCCGCTGCAGGTGGCCGCATGACTGACCCATATCGCGATTTCCTGGAGCGCAAGGTGCGCGTCGCGCCGTCGCTGGGCTTCGAGCTATCGCCAGACGACGTGCACCCGATCCTCAAGCCGCACCAGCGCGACAGCGTCGTGTGGGCGTGCTCGGGCGGGCGCCGCGCCCTCTTCCAGCGCTTCGGCCTCGGCAAGAGCATGCAGCAGTTGGAGATCATGCGACTGGCGCGCGCGCATGCCGGCGGCGCGGTTGGCATAGTGGTACCGCTGGGCGTGCGGCAGGAGTTCCGCCGCGACGCCGGCAAGCTGGGCCTGCAGACGCGCTTCGTGCGCACAAGCGCCGAAGTGGATCCTGCCTTCGATGGCATCCACCTGACCAATTACGAGAGCGTGCGAGACGGCAAGCTAGATCCCAACCTCTTCACCGCCGCGAGCCTGGACGAGGCGTCGGTGCTGCGCAGCTTCGGATCGAAGACCTACCAGCAGTTTCTGACGCTGTTCGATGACGTCCGGTACCGGTTCGTCGCGACTGCTACGCCCAGCCCGAACCGGTACAAAGAGCTGATCCATTACGCCGGCTTCCTGGGCGTGATGGACACCGGCCAGGCCCTTACCCGCTGGTTCAAGCGCGACAGCACTCAGGCCAACAACCTGACGCTGTACCCGCACAAGGAGCGGGAGTTCTGGCTATGGGTCGCGAGCTGGGGGCTGTTCCTGCAGAAGCCATCGGACCTGGGCTACAGCGATGAGGGCTATGACCTGCCGGAACTGACCGTGCACTACGTTGAGGTGCCGGTGGACCACGCCAGCGCCGGTGCCGAGCGAGACGGCCAGGGCAAGCTGTTCCGAGATGCCGCGATGGGCCTGAAGGATGCCGCGAAGGAAAAGCGCGACACGCTGGCCGCGCGGGTGCAGGCGGTGCAGCAGGTCATCGCCGCGCGACCCAATGATCACTGGCTGATCTGGCACGACCTGGAAGCCGAGCGGCATGCGCTGCAGGCGGCCATCCCGGCAGCGGTAAGCATCTATGGCGATCAGGAACTCGACGAGCGGGAACAGGCGGTCATCGACTTCAGCGAAGGCGTGATTCCGATCCTATCGGCGAAGCCAGTCATCGCCGGCAGCGGCTGCAACTTCCAGCGGCATTGCCACCTGTCGGTCTATGCCGGCATCGGCTTCAAGTTCAACGACTTCATCCAGTCCATTCACCGCATCCAGCGGTACCAGCAGGCGCACCCGGTGGAGGTGTGGATCGTCTACGCCGAGAGCGAGCGCGAGGTGCTGGCCAACCTGCAGGCGAAATGGACGCGCCACGAGGAGATGGTAGAGAAAATGAGCGAGATCATCAGGGAATACGGCTTGAGCAAGGCTGCGATGGCGCAGGTGCTGCAGCGCTCGATCGGCGTGGAGCGGATTGAGGCCAGCGGTAGCGGCTGGACCGTCGCGAACAACGATTGTGTGGAAGAGACGCGCAGCATGGCCGACGACAGCGTCGACCTGGTCGTGACCTCAATCCCGTTCGCCAACCACTACGAGTACAGCCCGAGCTACAACGACTTTGGGCACACCGACGACAACGCGCACTTCTGGGCGCAGATGGACCACCTCAGCACGCAGTTGCTGAGGATCCTCAAGCCCGGCCGCATCGCCGCCATCCACGTGAAAGACCGTATCCAGTTCGGCGCGGTCACCGGCGCCGGCGTGCCGACCGTCAGCCCTTTCCACGCTGAGGCGATCTTCCACTACCGCTCGCACGGCTTCGACTACATGGGTCTGATTACGGTCGTGACCGACGTGGTGCGCGAGAACAACCAGACCTACCGGCTGGGCTGGTCGGAGCAATGCAAGGACGGCACGAAGATGGGCGTCGGCTCGCCGGAATACATCGTGCTGCTGCACAAGCCGCAGACCGATCGCAGCCGCGGCTATGCCGACGAACCGGTGCGCAAGCAGAAGGCCGATTACACGCGCGCGCGTTGGCAGGTCGATGCGCATGCGTTCTGGCGCTCAAGCGGCCGCCGACAACTGACCGCCGACGAGCTGGCGCAGCTGGGCCCGGACAAGCTGGCCAAGCTGTTCACCGAGTACTCGCTGCGCGAGGTTTACGACTACGAGACCCACGTGCGCATCGGCGAGGAACTGGAGGCGCGCGGCGCGCTGCCGTCGACCTTCATGTCGCTGGCGCCAGGCAGCCATGATCCGGACGTCTGGCACGACGTCAACCGCATGCTGACGCTCAACGGCGAACAGACCCGCCGAGGCCTGGAAAACCACATCTGCCCGCTGCAGTTCGACATCGTCGACCGGTTGATCCAGCGCTTCAGCAACACCGGCGAGCTGGTATTCGATCCGTTCGGCGGGCTGTTCACCGTGCCGTACCGGGCGCTGAAGCTGGGCCGCCAGGGGCGTGCCGCCGAGCTGTCCACGGCCTATTTCATGGACGGGGTGAAGTACCTGCAGGCCGCCGAGCGCGAGATCGCCATGCCGGATCTGTTCGCAACGATGGAACCGCAGCAGGACAAGGCCGCATGAAGCCGCACCTCTTTGCGCGCGAGCCACGCCGAATGAAGCAGCCGAGAAAGGACCAACTCCGTCAGGCCCTAGAAGACATAACGGCAGAAGTAATCGAACTCCGCACCGAGAACAGTCGGCTGCGTCGTCCTTGGTGGCGGAAGTTACTCTCCGCGCCGGAAGGATGGTGGAGGCACCCACTCATCAGGCCGTTTTCGGAAAGACTCGCGAATCAGGCCAGCGGGGATCAGGCCCGTGAACGGCCAAAGCGCCCCAAGGTAGAGATAGGCTCCGATGGCGCGAACGAGCCCCTTCTGTTCGTACAGGATGCTGCATATGGACCACAACCAGAAACCGGCTGCGAGCCAGCAGAACAGCATCCACAAACCAAAGAGCAACATCCCCCATTGCACGCGCATGCGCACATCCCCCTTCAACCCCTCGCTTCAGCCAAGCATACCGCCGGCCGCCATCCACCGCAGGAGCCCTCACAATGACCGACACGACCATCTTTCCGGCGCCCGCGCCTGCGCCCCGCCGCTTTCTCAGGATCCGTGAAGTGATGATCCGCACCGGCCTCTCCAAGTCGACGATCTATGCCAAGATCCGGCTGAAGGAGTTTCCCTCTCCGGTCTCGCTCGGGTCGATATCTGCCTGGGTGGAGTCCGAAATCTCCGAATGGATGGACGCTCAGGTCGCTGCTCGCGACAAGGCGGCATGAGCTGGGGGTATCTGTGGGGGCATCTGGTCACAAAGGGATGAACTGAGTCCTTTCCTTTCAATACGTTACAGCGGATCGGAGGTAGAGCCCACCTCCACCAATGAGCGGACCCACAAGGTCCTGAGAAGGCCGGGAACCCCCGTAAAACAAGGGTTCTCGGCCTTTTTCATGTGCGGCGCAGTGCTTACGTGAACGTATCAAGCCATGCGACGTTGGGGGTACTTTTGGGGCAGGCAGTCAATGGCCAACGTCGACACCCCCACAATGCCCTCACCCACGTTGCGATAGGCCGCGCCAACGCTGCGTTCGGACTCCGCCAGCGCCGGCAAGCGGGCCGATATCCCGGTATCGACTTCGATCAGCCGATGCCGGGACACCTTGTCGGCCACGATCTCCGCAGTGGCGCAGTCATTGGTTGCCGGCGGCCTGGCGGTCGAGAGAGCGATCAGGCAAGCGCCATCTGCCACCTGTTCGAGTCATCCCTGCGCCTGGTTGCACGCGGCCATCCACGCGCTCGACATGACGCAGCGCACCGGAGCGACATCGATGCAAGCGCTCAAAAAAACAGAGCCCTCTCAACCGTTCCTTGATCGATTTCCAGGCGGAATTCAGATACGGCCAGCCCACCATGCGCGCCGCACTGGATCGGGAACGACGTCGCCAGCAAGTCGCGTTATCCGGCCTAGTGCACCTCTCTATGGTCAAGGGCGGACGGGTCAGATGTCGGACATCTGTGGATTGTGATTGGAATCCAAATTCTCACAAAGACAGCGGCAAGCGAAGACGGCTTGGGAGTGCGATGGTTGCCGTGATGAAGCACCGGGGAGATAAAGCGTGTGTGGCAACCGTCGTTGACGCATCCCTGATACTTGCCGCACGCGGGAGCTCTGGCACCCCGGGGTCTCGCATGGGCTTTTCTGCCGATGATCCCTATCTTGTTGCCCTCGCTGGACGCGCCAATGGCCTCTCGCCGCTTTACAGGACACGAGATGCTTGTGAAACGACACCTCTGCCGCAAGGATCGCGCAACCCATTCAGTCGCTGGGGCTCCGGCGAACCCCAGAGCTCATCGATGGCAGCTTCTGCCTGGCCATCCTTGATCGTCGATCACACACGCTGTCGCTAGTGCGCGACCGCATCGGTCAATGCCGCCTGTACTATGGCTGGACACATCAGGGTTTTGTGTTTGCTTCTAAACTCAAAGCAATCGCTTCGTGTCACGGCTTTAGCAACTCGCTAGATCGGAATGCGCTGACACTCTGTTGCGATACGGCTACATTCCATCGCCCTACAGCATCCATCGAGGCATCCTCAAACTACCGACAGGAACCATTCAAGTTTTCAGCACGCTGGATGTGGAACGCCGTGCGCCTCATCACGACCCTAACGTGGGATCGCGCCACTGGCATGCAAAAAGCAATGTCAGCAACTTGATCCAAGCAAGAGAGCATGTCGCCGAAGAGCGTACGATCAGCCGCCTGCAGGATGCGCTCTCGATGGCGGTTGACCGCGTCAGCGATCGCAAGACTGGTTCATTCCTGTCGGGAGGAACCGATTCCAGCCTCATCACGTCCCTCCTGCAGTCGCAACGCTCAACGCCTGTCGATACCGTGACCATCGGATTTGAGGATGCCGATCAGGACGAAATGGATTGGGCGCAGAAGGTCGCGAGCCATCTCGGTACGCGGCATTCCAACAACGCATCAGCGATGAGCAGGCCATGGCCATTCTGCCGGAGATATCGGAGGCGTTTTGCGAACCTTTTGCTGACTCGTCCCAGATTGCGACGCTGCTTGCAGCAGGCTCCGCTCGCCGTCACGTCAGTCACATGCTGACAGGCGATGGAGGCGACGAATTATTCTTCGGCCATGCCGCTTGTGCGCGTGCACTGCGCAATGCGCGCTTGACCTCCATGATCCCGGACACTCTGCGCTGTTTGCTGCGTCGCCGGGGCCTCTACACGAAGGAGTCGGCCCGTTTGGGCGGATGACGAGCGGCCCTAGGGGAGACGATCAGCCGCTCGGTGGAAGAGAGCTACCTGCTCAGAGTCTCGCATTGGCGAAACCCCCACTGCGCCGTGCTTGGCTCCATGGAGTACCCCACGATCTATGACACACCCATGGATCAGCTGACCGTCGGATCCCCAGGCGAGCGCGTTCTCTCTATGGACATTGCCATGGAACTTGGGGAAGGACTCATGACCAAAACGGCCAAGGCCGGGATTCCTCGATGCAGAGGTCCAGGCTTTGGAGATTGCGAAGGACCGATGCAGACTGCGCGCACTGCGTCAGTTAGTGACGCGCGCGGCATGTTCGTGCTCATCGCGACGAACCAGGGCGCCTGCCAAGTCGTCGGCAGTTGCACACCGCGGGGCGGCATCGCCGCGGAGTTGATCGAACAAGGCCAGCAACGCGCTTGCTTCGTGTTGCAGCAACGCCAGTGCGCTTTTATTGGGCTCTTCCAT